AAAATCAAAAAATTTAGTACTGGTCAATCGATCACCTTCAAACATTACATTTGATGACGTTTCGCCAACAAATTTGATTGCTTCTGGCATAACTGCCATTGACAATCTATCAGTACCCGCAAAAACTTCTCCTTCTTCGTATTTCCCTATAATATGAAGATCCAATTCTTTAGAATATTTTGTGTTTACCAACTTTACAGGTTCTTGATCTTCCCAATTATAAAAATCCATAAAATTACGAACAATAGTAGTTTTACCTACTCCCGGTTCCCCGATCACACAAATAACTTTTCTCATAAAAATGCCTCAAATCCAACTTTCAATTCTTCTTCATCAGCAAATAGCCATTCCATTCTTGATATCTTTTTTGAGTTAATAAATTCTGGGTATTTACCAACGTTTATCATCGTCTTACCACTCAAACGACTATCTAAACATTCATTTCTTGCTTGCCAAAGAACATTCCAATCAATACCATTCCAAGAATCTTTTTCTACTTGAATAATTTCTTCAGATTGTCTGTCTAGATAATATCCAAGGTATCTTCCGTGTTTTTCTCTGAATATTTTCTTAAAAGAACACAAAACAGTTTCCATAGTGAATTCATTTATATCATTAATTAGATCTGGAAATCTATCCTTCATCTCATTCAATATTTCTTGCGCAGAAGATTCTAAATTTTGATATTCAGAAGAGGTTAGCTTTTCATTGTATTTTTCATCCATTCCTAGAGCAAGAAGTAATCCATTTCTATGACTTTTTGATCCAGAATAATCTTTTAACATCAATGATGTTGGACTTATTGGAAGATTTACAGTAGAATATAATTGTTGTAAATAAAACCACACAGAATATCTACCAAATCTATGAAAATTATTCAAAGTAAAATTCCATATATTATCGAAACTAGATTTTTCATTATCTAATAATAAACCAAAAAAGAAATCTTTTTGTAGTCTATTTCCGATAATGTTTTTATAACATACAAACTTTTCTGGTAATTTACCTTTTTCATACTTCATATCAACTTGATATCGAAGTCTTTTATAGTTATTATCATTCCACCAATTAAGTCTATCAAATGTAACCAACTCATAATCTGGAAATTCATTCATTAGAATCCAGGAAGTCGGTAATTGATAGGTATTACCATATAACCAAGCAAACCAATATTTTTGTTCTATATTGTGCTCATATCTTCTATTAATATAATTGGCTAACCAAACGGCAGGATCACAATCTTTAAAAGTCAATGACCAAGCATACCAACGAATGAATAATTCTCTTCTATTGTTCTTGTTGCTGTAATCCATCGATAAAGACCTTTAAAGATTCTTCCAACATGATAATAACCCTCTTATGCAGTTCATTACCTTTAGCAAAATTAGGATCGGGAATTTTAGGAATTCCAATTAAACTACTCAATCGAACAGATTTAGTCAAAACAATACTACCAAATTTTTCTTCCAATTTATCTCTATTAGAATCGTCCATGTAAAAAATTACATCTGCCCAATCTATCAATTCCTGTGATACTGGAGTAGATCTGATTCCTTCATTCGGATAACCCATTTCACTGAGAGCATCTCTCATTTTTTTTGCGGTTATTTCATTGCCTTTAGTGTCTTTTAAAGCAGCTGATTTAATCATCCAAGTAGGTTTGATTGTTTTAAGAATTATTTCCCCAGCAGCACTTCTGTTTATATTACCATGACAAACAAATAAAATATTCATAATCCTTTAGCTTTACATTCAAGCATATATGGATATACCATTTTTGCAGTAACTTCTTCAACATTGTCTATATCAATTAATTCTCTTAATCCAGATAACCTTTTTTCTATTGTTCCTTTATTGTTAGTATCGAAATTAGTCCATTGATAAATCTGTTCACATTCAAAATCATACGGAGCAAATTTAGGAAAAGTATATTGGTATGAATCATTCATATAAAATTCATTCGGTGAAATTTCATCATCCATAAGAGCATAATATAAAAAATTCTTACACCACGTAATACATGATTCCATTTCCTTCATATCCAGAGTTCCAGGAAAATGCCTAAATTCTATTGTATTTGTTTCTTCCCACATTTGCCTAAGATTTATCCCAGCCCTTGGACTAAAATACCACATTCTACCTTTATCAGTCAATGGAGCATGTTCTTCATAAAATTCTTGAGTGGTTTTCGCTTCCAACATACAAAGAACTCTATTTAATGGGAGCTTAAATTGATGAGATTTCTTCCTTCTTTTCATTCTCTTCATTTCCCATTCATATACTTCTGGAATAAGAATATTTTTATTTGGCACAGGAATAGTTTCTGTTATATCAAAAGCCTGTTGTTGGTAAGTATGTATATAATTCAATAATTTCTTACAATATGACAGATTATCACTTAATCCAGGAACTCTGATATGTATATGTAGATTACTTCTATAATTAATGAGAGGTGAAGGTGTTAGGATTTTATTAATCTCAGATATATGATCTATTTGTTCTTCAATACTAAATGTTGGTTTAGTATTGATTTCTCCACCATATTTGTATAATTTACCATCAGGATCGTTTGCAATTCCTGTTGAACTTACACAAGTATTGTCTTTATTATTCCAAGATGCTCCTTCTGGTAATTTACAAAAACGATATGAGTTACCGTATTCCAATTCAACTCCATAAGACCATCCATCACATGAAATCATCTAATCCCCCACTAACCACATTTTCATCATACGCTTTTTTGAAAGCTATTCTCATCTTCAAATCAACTATCAAATTTTGGTTTTTAGCACCAGTTTCTTCTTTCAGTGTAATATATTTTGGGTGCAGTTTCTGAAGATTATACATAGCTTGTTTATTTTTAACCCCATCTCTATTCAATGAACATCCACCATCTGCATTAGCTTGTCTTTCTTTTGCAATATATTTACCAGATATTCTTAACCGTTTTCCCGATTCTAAAATAGACAAAGGAACATGAAAATCTTCAAAATAATCAAGAGTATCAAATCTAATATTATTACTAATTAAATAGTCTCTATTTAAAAAATGAGTAGCATATGGTTTTCCATAATAATATTCTTCTAAATTTTTATGGCTCATGAACGTACTGGATTGAGTACAATAAACATCTCCTTCTTTCAACCAAGATTCCATCAAATCAAGATATTCTCTTATATCTTTTAATTTAATTGTTTTAGTTAAGTTTTCTGAATCCCTTTCATAAAAAGTCAAATCATCATCCATCATACCAACCAGATTAGATTTACTATTTTCAACTATAAACTGTCTCGTTTTAGAAATGCTTCCCATACAATATTCAGGAACATCTATCCTATTTTCCCATTCATGTTCTTCATTTTTTGGGCAAACTAAAAACACTCTAGACTTCCATTCTTCAGGTATAGATTTTAATGTTATTTGGTTGTTTTCTCTACCCAACGTAGGAATATACACTAATAGATCATTCATTTTGTAAATCCAATTCTTTAGTATTTGCTTCTTGGTCAGTTAAACAAAAATCATAATATGTTTTATATGTAAAGGGTTCGATTTCATTAATATCAATCAACCCAGAACGTTTAAGTATATCAGATGAAGAAGAAACTAGTAATCCATTTTCGATAAATGAATAATACAAAGGTCTTTTTCCATTTCTATAAAATCTTAAAGTTTTATTTGTTTTTAATTCACATACTGACAATGAAGAATCTTCCCAAACCTCGAAAATATCTTTTTCGTCACTTATTGTATGTAATAATAATTCAGTATCATTCTTACTGTTACATTCATATCCATATAAAGACTTCCAATTATCATATAATTCTTGTGTAATAACACCATTATGAACTACTGATAATTTGCCATCAGATATTGGCTGATTGTATAATAAATCTGAAGTTGAATATCTACAATGACCAATCAAATATAAATTACCATCTTCATTGATGCAATTATGTAATTCATCTAAAAATTTGAATTTATCAGCTGGTACTGACTCTTTTATAGTATGAATGGTATTTCCTTTAATATATGAAAGTCCTGTTGAATGCATTCCTCTTATTTTAGATTCAATAAAAATAATCTTTATCCTATCTAAATCATCAAAAGATGGACTTCTAAGAAAAGCTCCTATTACAGCACACATTAAAAGAATTCATCCATAGAAAAAGTTTTTTGTACACTTTCTGGGTGGTACTTTAATAGCATATCATAACCAAGATTCTTTTCTACATATTCGTACCATTCTTCAGATTTATACCATCCTGGAGATACTCCATTCCACATAGGCTTCCATAATGGATGATCTTTATTCAGTCGTCTTTCTTCAATAAAATTATGCCGACAATCTTCATACACCTTTTCTCCAAGATTTAACATATTTTCTCTAAAATAACACACAACAGAATATCTTTCAGCACCTTCATCAAGAATAATTGGTGTATTACCATGAATACCACCATGATTATTAATCAACAACAAATCAGAAGGTCTGATATTAATAGCTACTCTATATTCTGGCAATACCAAAAGTCCACCAGAATAATTCTTTCCATCATTTAATACTGTTAAATTGGAAAAACCTTTATGAAGATCGCCACTATCACGATGAGCAGCAGTTTGAAAGCTTCTATTTACTGTAATTGTAGTAAAAACGGTATCAGGAACATGAAATTCTGGATCGATCTTTTCAATACAAGATTTCTGAAAAGCCCATCTTTTGGGGAGTAACTCAGAAAAAGCTTTAGAAAGTTTTTGTAAAAGAGGAAAAGCTAATTTAAATTTATCAAAATTTTGTTCAGTATATGCTGTAGCTCTTCCGTAAGGAATTCTATCATACCTCCCATACCAACCGGCAACACCAGACACAGAAGAAGCTGCATAGTCAGTTTTTGACATGTATTCCTTTTCAACTCTTTCTGCTTCTTTTTTCTGTTCTTCTGGTGGAAGTTTCTTGGTTTCATTTACCCATCGATCAAATTCAAATTCATCTTTTTTCATTTTAGAAGAAATCCAAGCATACCCTCTGAAATCAGATAGCATATCAATATTTTCATATTTCTTGTAAATCTGGTCTACAGGATCTTCTCCAAACAGATTTGAATTAGGAGATGAAAATTGTTTCAGAATTTCTCGTTGGAGTGGAGTTATCCATTCTCTATCAGGATCTGTTTCGCCTTTAGGTCCTGCGGCCAATCCACGATTAAAAGAAATTTTAGCTGCTCCCTTCAACCCTTCAAGAGCATTCTTTTGTTCATCATCAGAAAAGAAATTTTTGCGGAGAATAAAAATAACAGATTCTTCATCAATACCTTTAGGACAATTCGAACAATCTTTAGATACACAAGAGCCGATTTCTTCTATACCACATGTAGGTACTCCGAAAAAATTACAATCTTCATCAATGACATAATCATAATGACTTTCATTCAAAAATTGACCTAGAAGATGTTCACAATCTAATTTTTCATTTGCTACAATAGTTTTAACCATCATCGTCCCATTATAAATATTTGTATTTAGCAGATTATAATATGTCAGCTCTCACAAGAAATCCAGCGGTTACAAGTCCTCTTCAACCGACAAAATTTCAACTTCTTTTTCCTAGAATTAATACTGTATCATATTTTTGCCAAAAAGTCAATATTCCGGGTGTTTCAACTACTGCCCCATATCAACCTACTCCTTTTGCTAACATCCCAAGGCCAGGAGATAAATTAAAGTTTAATGAATTTAGTGTCGATTTTATCGTTGATGAAGAAATGTGGAACTGGCAAATCATTTATGATTGGCTTAGAGGTTTAACATTTCCATGTAGCTTTGAAGAATATAAAAATTTAAATAGACAATCGATTTATACTTTGCATTCTGAGCGTCCACAAGAGTCAGAAGGATATCTTAATATTCTTTCTGGCATAAATGTTCCGAAACTAAGGTTAAGTTTTGAAAATATGTTCCCAATTTCTTTATCTGATGTTTGGATGGACACAACTTCTAGTGCAGAAACCGTATTAGTGGCAACATGTACGTTTAAATATCATATATATAATATCGAACGATTGTAATGGAGACTTTATATTATGTATAAACTTGACGAAATTTTAACAGAATGGAACGAAGATTCAAATATCAATGACACTCAAATCAGCACTGAAATACTAAAAATCCCAAAAATCCACGCAAAATATTTGAAAATTCTTAATGATCATAAAATGGCTGCAATAAAAGCCAAGTTTGAATATGACAAAATGAAAACTATTAAAACAGAATATTATCTTGGACATTTAGACCAAGAAACTCTGGAACAATATGGATGGGAACAATTTGATATTAAAGTTAGTAAAGGTGGTGCTGAAAGATATTTGAATTCTGATGAACAATTGATCAAATTACTTCAAAAACGATCTTATCATGAACAAGCGATTTCTGTCTGTGAATCTATCATGAAAGAATTAAATAACAGAACATGGCAACTAAAATGTCATACAGACTATATGAAATTCCTCAATGGTAGTTAAATGGTTGATATTTATAAATATATGTAGATCACGGAACCGACATTCCCATCTACTCTAAACATTTTTAACATAATCAGGAAATTAAAATGTCCAGCAAAAATATTTATACCATATATAGATTTACTAATAATAAAAACAATAAAGTTTATATAGGTAAAACTTCAAATTTCAGAGAAAGAATTAATAGTCATAAATTTAATTATAAAAATGGAGATACCGTATTTTATAAAGCATTAAGAAAACATGGTTGGGGGTCTTTTTGTATAGATATAATATATCAAACGAAAAACCACGAACATTGTTTAGAAATGGAAACATATTTTATATATGAATATAATAGTTATATATCATTTGAAAATTCCAACGGGTATAATATGACTTTGGGTGGAGAGGGTTCATTGGGAGCAAATACAAAAACATACAACTTTTATGATATCTATGGCAATTATTATACAATCACCAATTTATATCAATTTTGCACAGAAAAGAATATAAGCAGTAAAGTTATGTATGATTTAGCTAACGGAAAACGACTAAAATATGATATATATATTTCCGCTTTAAAAGAAAAAAGGAAATTTAAAACATTTAAATTATACGATACGATAAAACAAGAGATAATAGAAATAACTGATCTTTCAGAATTTTGCGAAAAAAATGGTTATAATAAAGTAAATATGATGAGATTAGTCACCAATGGGGTTAATCATTACGATATTTTTAAAAATATCAATAAAATTGATTATATTCCTATGGAGGAAAGAAAGTATTCATTTATTTTTAAAGGCCAAATAATAACTATAATAAATTTAAAGGATTATTGTGAACAAAATAATTTATCATATACTAAAATGAACGATTTATACAGAGGAAAGTGTAAATCTCATGGAGATTATATTAATAATTATCCAGATTATATCCCCCCAAACAAAAGAATATTAAAATTGATTTCTCCATCCGGAGAAATATTAGAGATTAATAATATTAAAAAATTTTGTATAGAAAATGGATTATCAGATTTATGTATCCAAGCCCTAAAGTCTAAAAAACAAAAACAACATAAAGGATACAGGTTATATGAGTGATCTATATATTGAAAAAATCGATGAAACATATATAAAAATAACAGCCGAAGAGTATATCCTCAGAGAACTTCAAGATAGATTTACATTTTATGCGGATGGATATAAGTTCCAGAAAAAATTCCAACAGCGCCTTTGGGATGGTAAAATCAGGATGCTAAGAATTGTATCTAGAGGTACTGGATTGATTTATCTAGGACTTCTTCATCAAATAATTTCTATTGCTAAAAATTCAAGTTACTCCATTGAATTAGATTCAAATTTAAAATATCAAAACGTTCCTTCAGAAGAATCACTTAAAAATTATTTAAAAAATCTTAAACCCGCAAGTAAAGGACAGGAACTGACCCCAAGAACCTATCAAGAAACGGGATTTATTGATGCTATCAGAAGAAAAAGACAACTCCTTCTTTCAGTAACAGCATCAGGAAAAAGTCTGATAATTTATTCTATCATAAAATATCTGTATGATCAAGGTTTAAATGGCTTAATCATAGTCCCTAATGTAACTCTAGCTCATCAGTTATTTAACGATTTTGATGACTATTCTTCCGTAAATCAATGGAATGTTTATGATGATGTACATAAGATATTCTCCGGCCAAGAAAAAGTAACTGATAAATCTGTTACTATATCTACTTGGCAGAGTCTGATGAACATTAAGACAAAATCTTTTTTTGAATCATATGATTACGTCATTATTGATGAAGCCCATGGTATCAAGGGAACTGAACTTACAAAAATTTTAGAAAAATGTTCTAATGCCAGTTACAGAATCGGATTAACCGGAACTACTGATAATTGTAAGGCCAATATTAATACTATAATAGGATTGACCGGAGAAGTCAATAGATTAAATACAACAACAGAACTGATAGATAAAGGAGAGATTGCTAAGTTTGGTATCCAGTGTCTTGTACTAAAATATGATCAAGAAACTTCTAAATTATTAAAAAAAGCAAAATATCAGGATGAAATTAATTACCTGATAAGTAATCAGAAACGAAATAATTTTATTAAAAACCTAGCATTATCAACTAATACAAATACGATTGTTCTTTTTCAGTATGTAGAAAAACATGGTCAGGTTTTATATGATCTCATTAAAAATTCAAAAAAACTTGATCCTGATAGAAAAGTATTTTTCATTCATGGGGGAGTTGAAGGTGAAGAAAGAGAAAAAATCAGACAGCTTCTTGAGACTGAAACTAATGCAATTGTGCTGGCTTCTGTACAAATAATGGGAACCGGAACGTCAATTAAGAACCTGCATAATATTATTTTTGCTATTAATGGTAAATCATCAATAAGAATTCTTCAGTCGATTGGTAGGGCATTAAGGTTACATCAAAGTAAACAATCAGCTGTGATTTATGATATTGTAGATGATTTATCTTATAAAGAAAACAAAAATCATACTTTAAATCATTTTCTAGAAAGAATCAAGATTTATTCTAAAGAAAATTTTAACTTCAAGATTAAAAAAATAGATTTTAATTAAATTTCATTTGCTGGATTTTAGCCTGTACATCCAAAGGGGGCGCAGGGGGGGGGGTGTTGGTTGGTTGGTTGTACCTCGCTCCGCTCGGTATTAGCTCCTCACTTCGTTCGTCGCTAATGTATCTATTTGTAGGATTAGTGGAGGTAGGGTTAAGGTCTAGTGGATGCCAGTAGTTGCTCAGTGGATTCTGGTGAGCACCAGTGCCCCCCTTGATGGTTTCTAAAGAAACTGCAACCGGGGGTTCGACTACAAAAACATTTTAATTAAAATATGGAATATATATAATTTCAGGACACTTTAATCCCGACCTGCGGATTGTAGAGGAAGGAATCCAACCCCATGTTTTAAGATAACACTTAAAACGCTTCACAGAATAGTAACTGTTTGGAGTCCAATGATCACTTTTTTAAATACTAATCAAAAGATCCAACTTCAGAACTAGAATAGGTTTAGTTCTTGCACCAGCATTAGGAGGCTATGTAATCTATTTTTAAATTCTTACAGCGTATGACAATTTAATTAACAACTTAAAACATAATTTTTTACTATATTTGTTATTCTTTAGACAACAAAAAATACAAAAAGTTCATTCTATCTGATAATATTTTTTTATGACCAACTTAAAACAATCTTATACAACTACTTATAAAAAATTAAATTCTTAAAACAGCATTTTCCAGTATATTTTCTTATTGAGATTCAGTATATCTTATATATTATTTAGATATATTCTATATATATTCTTAAGTGTATCATCAAGGGGGTACATACTTAGTGTCTCAAAGAGTCAAGTGAAAGTCAAGGACTTTTTAAAAAAATATTTATTTTAAATAATACTTTACTTCTGAACCTTTAGTGCTATACTTAATATTAAGGGATAGAATAATAACATGAGGATCTAATGAAACCCGCTAATAATTATATCGACAATGTTGAATTTACAAGACAGCTAATAGAACATAAGAATAGAATACTTGAAGCCGAACGTCTGGGTCTTCCTAAACCAAGAGCCAACAACTATATAGGCGATTGCTTCCTTAAGATAGCTAACAATTTAGCTAAACGTCCTAATTTCTTTTCATACTCATATAAAGATGAAATGATATCCGATGCGATTGAAAATTGCATTTTATATTACGAAAACTTTGATCCTGATAAATCCAATAAACCTTTTGCGTATTTCACCAAAATTTGTTGGTATGCTTTTGTTCGTCGTATAGCCAAGGAGAAGAAACAACAGTACGTAAAATATAAAGCCAGTGAAAGTTTTGGTGTACTTGGCGAGGAGGAGATGGAAGAACTTGATGATGCAACTAGAGCGCAGATTCAGATTTATGATAATATGTATGAATTTATTTCTACATACGAAGAAAAAAATCTAACAAAGAAAGAGCCTGTTAAGGAAGTTGCTAAAGGGGTTGAGAAATTTTTCGATGAGTAAGATTGTTATCCTTGGTGATACCCACTTTTCATATAAATCTGGATCCAGATTATTTTCAGATTATTTTGAAAAATTTTATACTAATGTTTTCTTTCCTTATCTCAAAGAGAATGACATCACGACCGTTATCCAAACCGGGGATTTAAATGACGAAAGACGTGCTGTAAATAATGTTGGAATTTTCGAAGCCAGAAGATATTTCTTCGATAAGCTTTCTGAAGAAAATATTACAATGTATGTTCCTTTAGGAAATCATGATATTGCATATAAAGATACCCTGAAGGTCAATTCTCCTTCATTGTTGTATAAGGATTATACAAATATTCATATTATTGATTCTCCAAGAACCATCGAAATTTTCGAAAAAAATGTTTGTTTCATTCCTTGGATCTGTAGAGAAAACGAAGAATCTGCTTTAAATGAACTTAAAAATAGTAGATCAAATATTTGTGTTGGTCATTTTGAAATTTCTGGTTTTGCAATGTATAAGGGGATTATGAGTCATGGAGGTATGGATTCTTCCTTATTTGATCGTTTTGAGTATGTCTTCAGTGGACATTATCATCACAGGTCAACCAAGCGTAATATTCATTACGTTGGCACTCCATATGAAATGACCTGGTCTGATTATGGTGATCCAAAAGGTTTTTATGTTTTTGATTTGAAAACACAGGAAATCGAATTCATTAAAAATCCATACAAAATGTATCATAAGATTTTCTATGATGATACAGATGAGCAAGGTGTAAATAATCAAATTGAAGAATTTACTGAACTTGGGTTAAATTCGACTTATGTTAAATTGGTAATACAAAATAAAAATAATGTTTATCTTTATGATAAGTTCTTTGAGAGTTTGGAAAAACAAGAACCTTTCGATGTTAATGTTATTGAAGATATGCAGGATGTTTTTACTGAAGAATTGATTGAAATTGATGAAAGTGAAGATACTTTAACTACTATTTACAAATTCGTTGATATAGCAAATAATGATGAATTTGATAATAATAGAGTGAAAAAGATTCTTGGTGAATTATATTCTGAAGCAATGGCGATTAAGTAATGTATATTAAGTTTTTGAAAGTTCGAATGAAGAATTTCTTCTCAGTAGGAAATAGTTTTCTTGAGATTAATCTTGATTCACATAAAACCACATTATCGAGTGGTACAAACGGTAGTGGAAAAAGTTCTTCTATAGTTGATTCTGTTGTTTTTGCTTTATTTGGAAAACCATTCAGAAAGACCAATAAACCAAATATTATCAATTCTATCAATAAAGGAAATCTTGTAGTTGAATTAGAATTTGAAATTGGATCTAAGTTTTTTAAGATTGTTCGTGGATTGAAGCCTAATATTTTTGAAATTTACAGCGATGGTATTTTGTTAAATCAAGATGCCAGTTCTAGAGATTATCAAGAATATCTTGAAAAGAATATCCTTAGAGTCAACTATAAATCTTTTACTAATGTAGTGGTTCTTGGTTCTGCAAGTTATAATCCATTTATGCAAATGTCCGCTGCAGACAGAAGAACTATAGTGGAAGACCTTCTCGATATTCAAATATTTTCCTCTATGAACCTTTTGGTTAAAGATAAATTATCCAAGTTAAAAGAAGAAGAAAAAGAAGTTAATTATCAATTTGAATTGGTTAAAGAAAAGATCAAACTTCAAAAAGAAAATATACAAAATCAAAAAAGAAATAATGATGAGCTAATCAATAAAAAACTTGATGAAATTAAGTCTAATGAAGAAAGAATTTTTCAAATGACTTCTGAATCTGAATTATTGACAGATCTAGTTGATATCCTTAAAGCTGAAATTAATGATAAAGATGTAGTAGAAAGTAAGAGAAAGAATCTTATTACAATAGAAGGTAAGATAGAAGGAAATTTAAAAAAGATTAAAACCGAATCTACTTTTTATGAAAGTAATGATTCTTGTCCAACATGTAAACAAAATATTGATTCACAGTTCAAAGATAGTAAGATTGATTCCATTAAAAGAAAGGAAAAAGAACTTAATGATGGATTAAAAAAACTTGAAGAAGAATATGAAAAATTGAAGATTAGATTAGAAGAAATCGAATCCGTCAGTAAAACTATTATAGATAAACAATCTGAAATTATAAGAATCAATGCCTCAGTAAAAGAAATAGAAAGAGTCATACAAAAAGAAAATAATTTCATCAATGAAATAAAATCTAAAAATGTTGTCGTTGATGATGTTGAATTGAAAAAGTTATTGAAAGAATATAAGGATTGTGATTCTAAACTCAAAGAAGTGGCCGATGAAAAATCTTATTATGAATATTCGGCTACATTATTAAAGGATGGGGGAATTAAAACTAGAATTATAAAACAATATATTCCTGTTTTAAATAAGTTAATTAATTTATACTTGACTAAATTGAATTTCTTCGTAAACTTTAATATAAATGAGAATTTTGAAGAAGAGATTAAAAGTAGACATAGAGATGCATATGTGTATAACAATTTCTCCGAAGGAGAAAAGACCAAAATTGATTTATCTATTCTCTTTGCTTTTAGGCAGATAGCTAAGATGAAGAATTCTGTTAGCACCAATCTTCTCCTTATGGATGAAATTATGGGAGGAAGTCTCGATAAAGATAGTGTTGATCGATTTATTGATTTAATATCTGGACTTGATGATGAGATGAGAATTTTTATCATTGGTCATAATGAAGGAATGGAAGAGAATTTCGATAGAATTTTGAAATTTGAAAAGAAAAAGAATTTTGCTAGAATGACAGAGGTTATAGTATGAGTGATGTGATTACAATTGATACCGGATTGAATACAAATCAATCTATTAGTTATAAATACGAACCTTATGAATTGGTTTATGAAGGAGAACCAATTCTAAAGGAATACATTGATAAATTTGATTTTGAAAATAATGATATTGATATCAAAGAGTTATGTGGACGTATGAAAAAAACACTTGAAGTTGAAAGAGGATTTGGATTAGCTGCTCCTCAATGTGGACTTCGGGTTCGTATGTTTGTCATGGGTGCTGAAGGAGATTACAGTGCAATGTTTAATCCCACCATAACTTGGTCTTCGGAAAACACCACCCATATGGAAGAAGGGTGTTTATCATTCAGTTATCTTACAGTTTCAATTACACGACCAGAAAGGATTAAGGTTAAATTTCAAGATGAAACTGGAATTGAACATGAAATTGAATTTTCTGGTCTTACTGCTAGAATTATCCAACATGAAATTGATCATCTTAATGGTATTACTTTTGATACTATAGCCAAACCTTTAGCGTTAAAAGCCGGAAAAACAAGAAGAGAAAAGAAACTGAGTCAATACGCAAAAAGAATGAAAAATCTGAGGAAATACGTCAATGCTAAAACCAGCTGATATTATTGTTGAATTGGAATCTGATAATAGTAGACTTTTTAAAGAGTCTATTATTATTCGTGAGATGGAATCTAATAATGAAGAATTCTTTAAGGGTGTTAATTTAGCCTTCAATAAAAGAATTACTTTTGGAGTTAATGAAAAAACTGTTCCTAACGATTGTAATAATTCTGATAGTGATAATATTTCCAATGAACAATTTTACACATTAGTACAGGATTTAATTGATAGAAAGATTACTGGTAATGCAGCAAAGGATCTTTTGATTCATATTGCTGTTAATACTTCTAAACATACATGGAATAATTGGTTCAGACGAATCTTATTAAAGGATTTAAAGTGTGGAGTCGATGTAAAGACAATTAATAATTGTGCCAAGAAAAATTCAAAAACGCAATTTTCTGTTCCTGTGTTTTCATGTCAACTTGCTCACAATTCAACTGATCATCAAACTAAGATGGTAGGAGAGAAAATCATAGAATTAAAGTTGGACGGAAGCAGAGTAATTTCTATACTTTATCCAGATGGTAGAGTTAGTCAATTTACTAGAAATGGAAAAGAATTATTAAATTTTACTAAAATTAGAGAACAATTAAGTAAAGCTACTCTTGATTTACCATTAATTCCTATGGTATTTGATGGAGAAGTGATGAGTAATTCTTTTCAGGACTTGATGAAACAACTTCATCGTAAGGATAATGTTCAAACTGATGATGCTGTATTATATCTTTTTGATATGGTCACTTTAGATGATTTTGAATCCGGTATTTCCTATACTAAACAAACTGTAAGAAGTAAAGAATTATCCGATTGGTATAATAGTAATAAAGAAGTATTAAGTAATATTCAAGTATTAGATCAAGAAGTCGTTGACTTATCTACTGATGAAGGGCAAAATAGATATAAGGAAATTAATAAAGCAGCTATTGATGGTGGTTATGAAGGATTATTGATTAAAGATCCTGATGCGCCGTATGAAGTAAAACGTTCAGTAGCTTGGTTAAAATCTAAACCGTTTATTTCGGTAGATCTTAAAATTATAGATATTCAAGAAGGAACAGATAAGTACGAAGGAATGTTAGGCGCTTTTATCTGTGCAGGCATTGAAGATGGTAAAGAAATTAATGTTAATGTAGGATCTGGTTTTACTGATAAACAAAGAATTGAATATTGGAATACCGATGTGGTGGGAAGAATTGCTGAAGTTAAGGCTGATGCAATTACTCAAAATCAAAACGGAACCTATTCTTTACGCTTTCCTGTTTTCATGCGATTACGTGGATTTGAGGCTGGAGAAAAAATTTAATAAATGGAATAAAACATGAATTGGACTAAACAAGAATGTATTAATGCATTAAAGGATTTATCTGAATTATATCCAGATGTCATTATTACTAGAGATTTTTTTAGACAAAATTCAGATTGTCCTGAATATTGGTGGACTCGATATTTTGGAACATTTTCTGAATTTAAACAACATTGTGGATTAACAAAAACACGAGAACAGAATAAATTACTAAATCAAGTAGCTAAACATGCTTCTAAAGATTCATTAAGAAAGCTTAATGAAGAAAAGTCTGGTTATTCTGAAAAGTATCTTCGTCCTGATAGTAAACGATTTCAAACAATTGTTACTATAACTGATACTCATGATATTAGCCTTGATCCTTTCACGAGAAGAGTATATTTAGATACTTTAAAAAGGATTCAACCTGAAGTTATTGTATTCGGTGGTGATAATTTCGATCTTCCAGAATTCAGTAAATATTTTAATGATCCAAGAAATTATAATCTAATCGAACGTATTACTTGTGTTCATGAATTTCTAAGAGATATTAGAGAAATTGTTCCTGATGCGGAATTTAATTGGGTAGCTGGAAATCATGAATGCAGGCTAGTAAAATATCTTTCCGAAGCAAGTCCAAACATCATGGTACTATTATCGGATCTTCATGGCTTTACTGTATCCAAACTACTTGGACTGGATGAATTTGAAATTAATTACATTTCTAGAGAAGATTTAACTGTATTTAGTGAAACCGACCTTAAAAAGGAAATTGGTAAGAATTATCTTGTTAAATTTGATTCCATTCTTTTCCACCATTATCCAGATGGAAAAAACTATGGTCTTCCTGGAGTTAATGGCCACCATCATGCTCATAGATGTGAAACTCTTCATAATCTGAATTTCGGTGCTTACGAATGGCATCAATTAGGTTCTGGTCATATTAGAAGAGCAAACTATTGTGAAGCACAAAGATGGTCAACTGGATTCATGATCAGTCATCATGATATATATAATAGAACTACTGTTTTTGAATACGTAGATACTACCAAGGATTTTACTATTGTTGGAGGTAAGTGGTATTCAAGAACTGAAGATGAAATTTATAAATTATAAAAAGAGGTGAATATATAATGCAAATTCAAATTACAAGAGAAGAGCTGGCTAAGAAGAAACTTTTTATCGGAATGCCAACTTATGGTGGGATGATGACAACCCTAACTGCTAAGTCATTAATAGATTTAAATTCATTAATGGCACAGTATGGTGTTGAGGTGAAGTTCAGTTTTTTGATGAATGAAAGTTTGATTCAAAGAGCCAGAAACTATATCACTGACGAATTCCTAAATCGCTCAGATTGTACTCATATGATGTTTATTGATGCGGATATTGTGTTTAATCCGCAAGATATTATTTCTATGCTTGCTCTTGATAAGGAAATTATCGGTGGACCATATCCGAAGAAAAGCCTTGATTGGAAGCAGCTTAATAAGGCATTAAAGAAGAACGCAGAACTTCCTGTTTCTGAGTATGAAAAGCTGACTGGATCTATTGTATTTAATCCAGTTGGAGGTACAAGTAAGTTTAGTATTACTGAACCTCTTGAAATTATGGACCTAGGAACTGGATTCATGATGATTAAGCGTGAAGTATTCGAAAAATATCAAGAAGCTTACCCTGAAAAGATGTATAAACCGGATCATGTTGGTCAGGCTCATTTTGATGGTACTAGGGAAATTTGTGCATTCTTTGATTGTGTGATTGATCCAGATTCCAAGCGTTATTTATCTGAGGACTACTTCTTTACCCAACAATGTAGGAAGATTGGTATTAAGACTTGGCTTGCTCCATGGATTAATCTTGGACATATGGGATCTTATGTATTCCAAGGCAGTCTTCCTGCTGTGGCTCAATACATAGGTGAATTGTAAGTTATTGATTTATAACGAAAAAGGAGGATTTATCCCTCCTTTATTTAAGGAAGTGACATGGTAAAAGAAAAGTTTTCTCATTATTATAAAAAAGTTCCTGGTCAATACATTGATGTTTATCGTGTACTGCAATTATTTGAAGTAACTGACCCATGTATTCAGCACGCAGTTAAGAAACTTTTGGTTGCTGGATCTAGAGGAGTTAAAGATATTAATAAGGATATCCAAGAAGCTATTGATTCTTTGGATCGATGGAAGGAAATGAGGAACGAAGAAATAGGATCAGAAGTTAAATCTGAAACTAAAGTATTTGAAAAACCTCAATATAAGAGTTGATTTATAAGTTATACTATTATATTATAGTATTTTGATTATTAAAAAAGGTGAAAAATGAAGTTAAGTGATCGTACAATATCAGTATTAAAGAATTTCTCTAATATTAATCCTAGTATTGCCTTTAAGCAAGGAAATGTAATTTCTACAGTATCTCCTGTAAAGAATATTCTAGCAGATTCCATTGTAGAAGAAACCTTCCCTCAAGATTTTTGTATTTATGATTTGAATAATTTTTTGAGTCTCGTTAGTCTTTTTAAAGATGGAGCAGATTTGGAATTTGATGAAAATCATGTTTCTATTATTGGTATGGGTGGTCGTAGTAAGATTAAGTACCGTTTTACTAATCCTTCTATGATTGTTGCTGCCCCTGATAAGCGTCCAAATCTTCCTTCTGTTGATGTTACGTTTTCATTGACCGAAAAAGATTTTACATGGCTTATCAGAACTGCTCATGTTCTTGGTTCTCCAAATGTAGCAATTGAAAGTGATGGGACCACTGTTAATTTAATTACTTTTGATATTGCAGATGATTCTGCCCATAGTAATTCTTTATCTTTAGAAAATGTTGATCCACACGGACATTCATTCAAACTTATTTTCAAAACTGAAAATCTAAAGATTATTCCCGGTGAATATGTTGTTGAAATTTGTTCTAAAGGAATTTCAAAGTTTAGTGATAATAATAATGGGTTAACATATTTCATCACTCTTGAAACTTCATCAACTTATAATTAAGGAGAAATATAATGAGTAAGACAGTAGCTTCAACTTTTGGAACTTTTGATGAAGAACAGTTAAAGGTTCTAAAGTCTGGATTAAAAGAACTTTCTGATGTATTTACTATGCAAGAATCGCAGAAGGAAGTAGTGAAGGAAATTGTTAGTAATCTAAATGAAGAATTGAATATTCCAAAAAAGATTATTTCAAAGCTTGCTAAGACTTACCATAAAAGGAATTTTGAATCCGTTTCTATGGAAAATGAAGAATTTGAACTTTTATATTCTGGAATTATTGAAGAAAATACTTGATTTGTTTAAGGCCAAGGATGGCCATTGATGAGATTATATTATGATTAATGATGAATTTATTTGGGCCGAGAAGTATAGGCCAAAAAGAATCGAAGAATGTATTTTACCACAATCCACAAAGGAACTTTTCCAGTCGTATATAGATAATAAGAACATCCCTAATCTTTTATTATCGGGACAACATGGTAGTGGTAAAACTACTTCTGCCATAGCTATGTGTAATGAGATTGGATGTGATTATCTATTCATTAATGGTAGTTCTGAGAATGGCGTTGACGTTTTTCGTAATAAGATAACAAATTATGCTTCTTCAGTTTCTATATCTGGTGGTAAAAAGATTATTATACTCGATGAGGCAGAAAGATTATCCGCTAATGCAATGGATGCTATGAAAGCTGGGGTAGAAGCTTTTTATAAGAATTGTACTTTTATCATGACTACTAATCATAGGAATCGCATTCCTGGTCCTATTTTGTCTAGATTTACTGAAGTAGAATTTTCGATTACAAAAAACGAAAAGAAGACCTTGATAATGCAATTTTTTAAGAGAATTTGTACGATTCTAACTAAGGAAAATATTGAATATGATAAGGAAGTTCTTGCTGTTCTTATTAATAAGTTTTTTCCTGATTATCGTAAATCATTAGTTGAATTACAGAGATATTCTATTAATGGTAAAATTGATTCTGGAATTCTTTCACAGGTTGGTGATATTCAACTCAAAGACCTTATTAAGTTTTTAAAAGAAAAAGATTATACAAAGACAAGAAGTTGGGTAGTAAGTAATCTCGACAGTGATCCCAATACTATTTACAGAAAGATTTATGATGGGTTATATGATTTCTTAAAACCATCATCTATTCCTAACATCATTTTGATCATGGCTCGATACCAATACCAAACAAGTTTTGTTGTTGATCCTGAAATCCAATTATTATCTTTTCTCACAGAAGTAATGTTGGAAGGAGATTTTCTGTGAGCTTGGATTTATTTAAGGAATTACTTCCTTCGATATTACAAACGAAAGAATATATTCTAACAGAAGAAAATCAAAATGATTATAATCCATTTGTGGTTAATAAAGCATTGACACAACATATGGATACTCTATATCATGCTAAAATGATGAATATGAATAGTCATTTAGATAATAAGATCCAATATGATTATTTGTTCCATGCTGTAAGAGGATATAAAAGACCTTATCAGAAATGGATTAAGAATGAAAATAATAAAGACCTTAAGCTCGTAATGGAGTATTATAATTGTTCATCTGATAAAGCAAAAACATTTTTATCAGTCTTAACACAAGATCAACTTAAGATTCTTGAAAAAAGAATGGATAAAGGTGGAAATCCTGGAAATACTAAATAGTTGTAATAATAACCAAAATTTGGAGTTTTTAATTATGACTGATAATGATGTATTCAAAGGATATGGGATTCGTGTTACCTTAGCTGATGAAGATAGTTTTCTTTTAATAAAAGAAACCTTAACTAGGATTGGAATCTCTTCAAAGAAAGATAAGATTCTTTATCCAAGTTGTTATCTCCTTCATAAAAGAGGAGAATATGCTATTATGCATTTCAAGGAACTCTTTTCTTTGGATGGTAAATATTCAGACATTTCTGAAAATGATATCGCCAGAAGAAATACTATTGCCTTGCTTCTTGAAGATTGGGATTTATTGGATATTGTAGATAAGAAAAGTATTGAAGTTAATACTGTGGAGATGAACCAGATTAAGATTTTATCTTATAAAGATAAAGAACATTATGAGATTCATCACAAATATAGTATTGGTAGTAAAAAGTAATCCATCGGGGTGGGTCTTGTTTTTTTAATTACAAGTAAAAGAAATTAATTCAAAGGGGGTTTACCCCCTTTATTTTTGTCTTGATATATTATATAATATATTTTTGGGAGATAAAATTATGAAAAATTTGAACAAGAAAACCGAAAAGATCGTTAAGGTTAAGAGTATCTTTAATAATGATTTTTATTATTCATCTGAATCATTTCCAACAAAGACCATCGATGGTGAATTATTTGTTGGAGTTAAAAAGAATAAAAATGATAATGAAACTTTCTTTATGAAGAAAGATAATCTGGAGATTTGTAATGACTGATGTAAAGGTTAAATATGTTCGAAATGAACAAAAGAGGATTGCATTAACACTTGTTACTTCTCTTGAACGTAGACAAGATGGTAATTTAGTTAAGTGTGGTTGGGCATTTGCATCTAATCATGATGTATTCAAAAAGAAGGAAGGTAGAGAATTAGCAACTGAAAGAATGAATTCAGATGATGTTGATTATAGTTATTCTTTTTTTATTGATGAACCGACTCATTATGGAATTACTGATCAGGCTCTTCGGATTGTAGAAAATAATATAAAAACTCCAAGAAAATATAAGGAAGAAATTGCTGAATATCTTTGGTGGTTAAATTGGTATAAAAATAATGAAATCTAAAATGATTAATTATTATATGGATATCGCTTTGCGAACTGCTCAACTTTCTTATGCAGAAAAGTTGAAAGTTGGAGCGATCCTAGTTAAAGATGATAAGATTATCAGCCATAGTTGGAATGGTAGTCCAAGAAATTGGGATAATGTTTGTGAAGATAAAATATATGTTGAAAAATTACATAATCCTTATTTAAACGAGATTATCCTTGAGGATGAAAATGGATTTTTCTATTTGAAGACCAAACCTGAAGTTACACATGCAGAAGAAGCTATGTTGATGAAGGTAGCTTCTTCAATGGAATCTACGGAAGGTTCTGTGCTATTCTGTACACATTCTTGTTGCATAAATTGTGCTAAGTTGATCTACGGAGCCAAGATCAATGAATTTTATTATCAAAATGAATACAGAAGTCAAGAAGGTATTGAATTCCTAAAAAAATGTGGAATTAAGGTTGAGAGAATTCCTCCTAAATAATTCTTTGTGTCTTACTTTAGGGGAATAAAATGACCGAAAATAGTTGGGGATATCATCTAATTCTTGATGTAAAAGGTTGTGATTTAAATAAATCCAAAGATCCCATTTACATTTCTGATTTTGTTAAGGAACTTGTTAAACGTATTGATATGGTTCCTTTTGGAGAACCTCACGTCCTTCATTTTGGCGAAGGAGAGTTGACTGGGTGGACTGTATTACAATTTATTCAAACGTCAAATATTGTTGGTCACTTCATAGATTCTAACGGTGATTTGTATTTTGATGTTTTTTCTTGTAGATCATTTGAAAAACAAATTGTTTTAGATATGTTGGAAGAATATTTCTCTCCAGAGAATATTAAACATGAATTTTTAATTAGACAAGCATGAGGTTATTATGAGTGAAAAGATTAAGTGTGTTAGGTTGGTTACGGGTGAAGATATCATTTGTGAATTAGTTGATAATGGTGAAACGTATATTTTCAGTAATCCAATTCAGTTAGGAATGGTCCCTTCGCAAACAACTGGACAGCCAACTTTTGGATTTGTTCCATTCCCTGTTTATGGTAAGGATAGAAAGGATTTTTCTTTAGAAATTTCTAAGAGTCATGTAGTTTTCGTTACTGAAGCTGTCGATGAATTTATTGATAGATATCGTTCCATGAATACTGGTATTGTTACTCCTCCAAAGGGTCTTATTATTTAAGACCCGGAGGGAGTGATGAGTGACTTTTATTTGAGTGCCAAAGTATTTGGTGATTCAATTCTATATCGAGGAATACGGAATGGTAAGAAGATTAGTACCAAAATTCCGTATTCCCCCTCCATATTTGTTCCTACAAATCAAGAATCTCAGTATAAAACCATTTATGGTGAAAACTTAAAAAAAATTAAACCCGGATCAATCAAAGAAACAAAAGAATATGTCAAAAAGTATGAAGCCGTAGAGAACTTTAAAATCTATGGTAATACTAAGTTTGAATATTGTTTAATTTCTGATTTATTCCCAGATAAAGTTGAATGGGATATAGAAAAGATTAGAATTGGTATTGTTGATATCGAAGTAAATTCTGATCCAGAAATGGGGGGATTTGCTAAAGCAGATGATCCTTTCCAACCAATTACTTCTATTGCTTATAAAATTTATGGTAGAAATGAATGCTATCTTTTTGGTTTATATGATTTCGATTGTCCAGAAGGAGTAAAGTATTATAAGTGTAGAGATGAATACGATCTTTGCGCTAGATTTTTAGATGTTTGGAGTGAAAATTATCCAGATATTTTGTCTGGATGGAATGTTCAATCATTCGATGTTCCGTATCTTGTGAATAGGTTTAAAAGAATATTGGGTGATAAGGAAACGAAGAGGCTTTCTCCTTGGGGAATTCTTAGAGATAAAGTAACAAAAACATTCAATAAGAAGCTTAACCGCTACATCGAAGATATAACATATACCATATATGGAGTATCAACCCTCGATTATATTATTCTATATAAGAAATACCAGAAGGATGGTGGATCTCAAGAATCGTATAAGTTAGATTTTATTGCTGAACATGAGATTCAAGAAAAGAAAGTCGAATATGATGGTTCTCTTCATAAACTGTATATTGAAGATAAACAGAAGTTTTATGAATATAATATTCAAGACGTTGTTCTAATTGAAAAATTAAATGATAAATGTCGTTTGTTTGAATTAGGATTGACGATGGCATATGACACAAAAACTAATCATGAAGATATTTTCATGCAAACTGTAATGTGGGATGCATTAACTTATGATTATCTAAAAAAGAAGAATATCCAAGTTCCTCCGAATGTAATTGAAGAGGATAAAAAATATGAAGGAGCTTATGTTAAACCTCCTTTGACTGGATTCTTTAAATGGATTTCTACTCTTGATGCTACCAGTCTATATCCATCTATCATGATGACAAAAAATATTTCTCCAGAAACTATCATTCCAGTAGAACGGTATACTCCAGAGATGCGTAGTATTTTAAGTCAAGGAGTTGGAGTAGAATCACTTCTTAACAAGAAAGTTAATCTCGATGCACTAAAGGATCAAAATATTACAATCACTCCTAATAATCAATTTTTCACAAGAGAGTTTACTGGATTTGTTCCGGAAATGATCGAAAAAATGTTTAATGAAAGAAAGGAATATAAAAAGAAAAAATTGATAGCTGAAAAAGAATATGAATCTATTTGCAAGAAATTGAAAGAAAAGGATGACCCAGAATTAAAGGAAACAGCTAGACTTCTAAATCTCGAAGTAGTGAAATATGATAATCTTCAAAATGCAAAGAAGCTTTGTTTAAATTCTTGTTATGGTGCATTTGGTTCGAAATATTTCAGATTCTTTGATGTTAGAATCGCAGAAGCAATTACTCTCGATGGACAATTAGCAAATCGATGGACTGAAAAGAATATCAATAGATATGTAAATGATATAACAAAAAAGAATTCAGATACTGTATTAGCCATGGATACTGATTCAGTTTTGTTTACATTGCAGGATATTATAGAAAAGGTTTGTCCAAAAGATTATACAACTGAACAAAAAATTAATTTTATTGTTAAATTAGTTGAAAAGAAGATTCAACCAGAAGTGGATTCATTTTGTGCTGAATTAATGGATTATACTAATGCATATAAACAAGCGATATCATATAAACTAGAAAAGATTTGTTCTGCTGGAATTTTTGTTGCTAAGAAACGATATGCATTAAATGTTTTTTATAATGAAGGTGTTGTATATTCTAGTCCTAAAATTAAAGTAACTGGATTAGAAGTTGTAAAATCATCAACTCCTGCTGTTATAAGAGATACTCTAAAGGAATGTATTAAATTAATTCTTGATGAAAAGCAAGATGAGATGATTTCATTTTTAGAAGAGTTCAAGAAATATTTCATGACTTTAAATGTTGAAAAAGTTGCTTTTCCAAGAGGAGTAAATGGCCTAGACAAATATTACAGTTCATCTTCGATATATGCAGAAAAGACCCCCATGCATGTCAGGGCAAGTTTATTATTTAATCATCATCTTGAACAATACAAGATTGATTCAGTATATGAGCAAATCAAAGACGGTGATAAAATTAAATATTGTTACTTAAGATTACCTAATCCCATAAAAGAAAATGTTATTGCATTTCCTGATAAATTACCGAAGGAATTCAATCTACAGCAATATATTGATTATGAGAAGATGTGGAGTAAATCTTTTGTGGAACCACTTTCATCATTAACAACATTGGTTGGATGGGACATGGAAAAGAAGAATAGTATTGATGATTTTTTTAATTAAGGAATATTATGAGTAAGAAGAAAAATTTGATTGAAAGTTGGTCGGTATTTGGGGTTAGACAAATCGGTATATCTATGATTAGATATGAAGATGATGAAGGTGGATGTTTTTATAATCCACATATTACCTTCTTTCTTGAAGATGGTAAAGAATATGATAGTATCGCTGAAATGAAAGTCGTTACTTTAGTTCATGATATTATGATGGATTGTCCATTATGTTTAACAATCAATATGGTTGATATGTATTCAACTTTATATCATGATGCCGGTTTTGCAAAATCTGTTATAATATTAGATGAAGAGTATAATGAAATCGATGTTCTTGATATTGATGAAGTTATGGAACATATAACTGAAATGGAAGATTCATCTGAAAATGAGGAGGATGTTGTTATTCCAAAGAACAGAGTATTGCATTGATATAAATATATTAGTCAGATTTGGACCTGACTCAAAATACGATAAATCCTATTTTAAAGAGAATATATGAATAGAGAAAAAAATAAAGCCCTTCCAGTATTAACGTTCAAGTTAATGCTAAAACAACACTGGGAAACAGGAATAAATTATCTATGTATAACAAAAAGAGATAATTGGTATGATTATACTGGTTCCGGTTCAAGATGGAAAATTCTTTTAAATGCCCATGAAAGTGAAATATTAACACATTTGTTATTTACCACTGATTCATTGGAGGAATTTACTATAGCTTGTGAATATTACAGCAATTTATTTGATGTAGTTAATAATGAAGATTTTGCTAATGTCGTTCCTGAATTGGGATATGAAGGAAATCAAGGAAATCTTCCTGAATGGTGGAAGACCGCTTCAGAAGAAGATAAAGTAGAAACTAGGAAAAAGATAAAAAATTCTAGAGAAAAAACTTGCTTGGAAAAGTATGGTGAAACAAATACCTTGCGATTAGCAAGGGAATGTTTGAACGAGTATGTTTTTGAAACATATGGTGTAGAAAATATCATGCAAGTACAAGAATTTGCTGACAAATGTAGAGAATCTGCTATAGAAACCTTGTTGGAAAAATATGGTGTTGATCATAATATGAAAATACCTGATGTAGCACTAAAGGTCGCAGAGTCTAGAAAACGGAGTCTTTTTGAAAAATATGGTGTTGAATATTATCTTCAAGTTGACGGAGTTGCTGAACAAGTAAAAAATAAAAGGGAAAATACCATGATGCGTAAATATGGAGTTCCCAACATTTCTATGGTTCCAGAACATAAAGAAACTGTAGGTAAATTAATAAGTGATGCTCTTCAGAAAAGAAAAGAAGAGACTTGCGAATTCTGTGATTTTGTTAGTAAAAATATTCAGCAGCACACCATTAGATGTAAATTTAATCCAAATAAGGTTGAAGAGGAAAAGGTTGAATGTCCGTGGTGTACTATTATTGTTGATAAACGTAATGCTGGTAGATGGCATTTTGATAATTGTAAATTTAAAAAGGTAGATTAAAATGAGTAAATTGTTAGAAAAACTTATTAAAAACAGTCCAACTAAACATACTTCAGTTCTTTCTGAATCGGTAATGTTCAAAGATAAAGATATTATCCCAACGGAAATTCCAATTGTTAATTTAGCATTTTCTGGTGAATTAGATGGAGGTATCAGTTCTGGATTAACACTTTTGGCTGGACCTTCAAAGGTTTTCAAGACAAATTTAGCATTAGTTTGTGTGAAAGCATTTATGGACAAATATGAAGATGGGGTTTGTATCCTTTATGATTCAGAAGGAGGAGCAACTCCCGATTATCTAAATTCATTGGGAGTTGATTCTAATAGAGTTATCCATGTTCCAATTGAGCATATAGAAATGCTGAAGTTTGATATTGTCAAGCAATTGAAGGAAATTGATAGAACTGATAAAGTTATCATTGTTATCGATTCCATCGGAAACACCGCCAGCCTAAAGGAACTCGAAGATGCTATGAATGAAAAGAGTGTTGCTGAAATGCAACGTGCGAAAAGCATCAAAGGTCTTTTCAGAATGATTACACCATCTCTTGTTTCCAAGGATGTTCCTTGTATTGCTATTTGTCATACCTATCAAGAAATGGGTCTTTATCCTAAACAAATAATTTCGGGAGGTCTTGGTTTAATTTATTCTGCAAATCAAGCATTTATCATTGGAAAAGCGCAGGATAAAGATGGAAATGAGCTTTCTGGGTTCAATTTTACATTAAATGTTGAAAAATCTAGATTTGTAAGAGAAAAATCAAAATTTACTTTTAGTGTTAATTTTGATAAAGGTATTAATAATTGGTCTGGTATTTTAGATCTTGCTCTTGAGTCTGGTGATTGTGTTAAACCTAATATGGGTTGGTATCAATTAGTGGATAATGAAACTGGAGAATTGATTGGAAATAAAGTTAGAGCAAAAGATACAGAATGTGGAGAATTTCTTGGAGTGATTATGAAGAGAAGGGCCTTTCATGAATTTGTTTCTAAAAAGTTTAAACTAGCAACTGGAACTCTTTTAAAAGACGAAGATATTGAAAAAGAATTTGATGACGTTGAGGATGAAAATGATGAATGAATCAAGATATGATTTGGTTGAAGGAACAGATTACGAATTTATTTACTCTGAAGAAGATCCAGAAGCAACTGTAAAGTTGCTCTCTGGAGAATATTCTGATGTTTGTATTAAATTTTCTAATGTTTCTGTTAAAGAAGATGATGGAGAAGCTTATTTGAATTTTAATTTTGATATTATTGATGCAAATGGTTCCTTATTCCTTGAAGAAAATTTAGATTTTAAAAATTACATGGGAGATATATTGACTTCTATTATCTGGAAGAATATTATAGATAATAAAGAATAGAAAGAGGTAATAATGAGAATTGAACATGTTATTTTGAAATCTTTAATATTTAATGAGGATTATACGAGAAAAGTATTACCTTTTTTAAAAGATGAATATTTTGGAGATAGAATAGAGAAGTTGGTATTTAAAGAAATAGAATCTTATATTACAAAGTATAATTCTACTCCAACATACGAATCTTTAGTTATTGAAGTTAATAATAAGAATATTACCGAAGATGAATTTAAAGGTTCTATTGAACTTTTAGATGAATTGAATCAAAATAAGAATGAAAGAAGTAAAGAAGATTGGTTAATTAATGAAACCGAAAGATTCTGTCAGGATAAAGCTATTCTTAATGGAGTAAGAGAAGCTATTTCTATTCTTGATGGTAAGAGTAAAACTCATGAAAAAGGTGCTATTCCTGATATTTTAACTAAAGCATTGGCTGTTAGTTTTGATAATAACATTGGTCATGATTATATTGATGATTTTGAATCTAGATATGATTTTTATCACAGGAAAGAAGAAAAGATTCCTTTTGATTTGGATTACTTTAATAAAATCACTAAAGGTGGTCTTCCAAAAAAGAGCTTGAATATTATTTTGGCTGGTCCTGGTGTTGGAAAATCTTTGTTAATGTGTCATCATGCTGCTTCTTGTTTGACACAAGGTAAAAATGTATTATACATTACGATGGAAATGGCAGAACAAAGAATAGCTGAAAGAATTGATGCTAATTTGTTGAATGTTACTGTCGATGATATTCAAACACTCAGTAGAGAAGATTATTCGAGAAGAGTAGGTAAATTAAAAACAGGTAATATAGGTAAATTGATAATTAAAGAATATCCTACTGCTACTGCTGGAGCCAATCATTTCAGAGCATTATTAAATGAATTAAATCTGAAGAAAAACTTTGTTCCAGATATTCTTATTATTGATTATATGAATATTTGTTCATCATCTAGATTAAAAATGGGAGCAAGCGTAAATTCATATACATTTGTTAAAAGTATTGCTGAAGAACTAAGAGGATTGGCTGTGGAATTTGATGTTCCTTTGTTGACAGCTTCCCAACTTACACGTAGTGGAGCATCAAGTTCCGATCCTAATATGGATGATGTTTCTGAATCTTTTGGTGTTGCAGCAACTGCTGATTTAATGTTCGCCTTGATTTCCACCGAAGAACTCGAACAATTGAATCAATTGATGGTTAAACAGATAAAGAATAGATACTATGATCCAACAAAGAATAAGAGATTCGTTATCGGTGTAGATAGAGCGAAAATGAAATTATATGATGCTGAAATGTCTGCCCAACAAGGAATAATAGATTCCGGTCAACCAGAATCAGATTCAAAACAAAAATTCAATAAGAAATCATTTGACGAATTCAAGTTTTAGTTATATACTAAAATGATGAATATAGATTTAAATATTATTGAAAATTTAAAAATACTAACAAGAACGTCAACCCATCCTTCGGTTTGGGTTGCTTCTTGTTTGGTTCACAGAAATAAGATCGTATCATATGGAATAAATTGCATGAAATCTCATCCATACCAAAAGAAATACGGTAGAAACGAGGATGCTATTTATTTTCATGCAGAAACATCGGCAATTTATACTGCAGATAAGAAAATGGGATTTGATAAATTTGAGAATTCAACCTTGTATGTTTGTAGAATGAAGTATGAATCTACTGAAAAACGTTCATTGATTACAGGATTAGCTAAACCGTGTTCTGGATGTATGCGATGCATAAAGGATTATGGAATTAAATCTGTAATATATACGATGGATGATATTAATGATTATGGAGTTATGGTACTATGAAGCAAGCGGCTATTATTATTCCAACTACTGGAAATCCAAAAGTCGGTAAAGCAATTGAATCTGCGTTAAACCAAACCTATAAGAATACTAAAGTCTATGTTGTGGTTGATGGCGCTACATTTGCCTCCAAGACTATTGATATAATTAGTGAAAATAATCTGTGGGAGGAAAATGTCCTTCCAGATAATCAAAATTTGATATTTCAGGTTATTGATGAAAATACTGGAGCAAATGGAGAGAATGGACACAGAATCTTTGCAGCTATGTCATTTTTATCTAGCGCTGATTACATGTTCTTTTTAGATCAAGACTGTTGGATTGATGATAATCATGTTGAATCTTGCATCAAACTAATCGAAGATAATAATTTAGATTGGTGTTATTCTTTAAGAAAAATCATGTCTGAAGATGAAAAATTTATATGTAATGATGTGTCAGAAAGTGTTGGAAAATATAACGTTCTTTTCGATTATAAATTGGTTGATACAAATTGCTATTGTATTAAAAGAGAAATAGCTATGTTGACTGTCCCATATTTTGTTGGAAAGTTTGGGCACGATAGGAGATTATATTCTGTATTAGAAAATAATTTCAAAAATTTTGAAACTACTGGATTATTTACTACCAATTATAGACTTGGTGGAGATAATAATTTAAGTGGAGAGTTTTTTAAACAAAATAATCAAAGTGCTATAGAAAGATATAAAACAATGTATAATAAAGAGTTTCCTTGGAGTAATTGATGAGTAAGTATGAATTGAAAGGTGAAATCAAGAAAGTAACCTATAAAAAGAATAAGATGGTAGTTGAAGGTGATTTGGAAGTTTCAGATGGTTATCATCATTTTGATGAATTATATGCTCATAGGATTATTCTGTTTATTTCTTTAATGAAGTCTTATAAGGATATTTCTTGGAAGTCTAGATTACATAGCGATGGAACTTCGATTAAAGATTGGTTTATTGCTGGGATGAGTCTTCCTGATGGTGATGTTACGTATCATATTCCCGATAGATTTTGGAGTTTGCTTGATTCCATTGAGCATAAAGAAAAAGCCCCTGAATGGGATGGTCATACCTCTGATGATGTTATTCGGAGACTTAATAATTGGAGCATAACATTATGAATATTTTATATTTTGTTTTTTCTTGGAAAGGACAATATGAAAACGCTAAAGAATGGGAAATGAAACTTCTTCCTTATGGTAAAGTAGTTGTTATTAATTCTGATGATGATAATGAGGAAATAGGTTGGGTTAATATTGGAAATGAATGTTACTTTTCGGACCAATTCAAAAAAGCATTAGAAATCTATCAAGAAAATACAGATATTGATGCTATTTGTCATATACAAGCAGATGCATCTTTTGATGATTTTGGTAAGATAATTGAATCAGCCAAGATTACTTTTGGTGAATATCATTGGGGTGTTTATGCTCCTCATGTGGATGATACTTTTTATACCTCCGACAGAACAGACGTATTTGATTTAAAAGATGGTTTGGCAGTTGTTGCTACTACAGATAATACATGTTGGTTTATTCATAAGGATATGATTAATACTATGATTGAGAATATCCATCTAATGGAAGGAAATCATCTTGGTTGGGGTTGGGATTTATTGATTTGTTCTTTTGCTCATTTAAAAGAAAGAAAAGTCATCAGAGATTATAATTTTATCATTGATCATCCGGCTTCTACTGGGTATATGAAAGATCAGGCAGAACAAGAAATGCAGGATATGTTTATTAAATGTGGTAATGATCTTAAAGAAGTGATTTACTATATTAAAATGCAACCAAAGACACTGACTAAGTATTACAATATTAAAAATGATGTTATTGTTTATGATACTTCAAGAGGATTGCTTTGAAAATTTGTTATCTTGATTTTTGGCCTGGCTTTGATATTAAGAGTAATTGGTTTAATCTTGTATTCAGAGAATTTTTTAATGATATTGAAATAGAATTTTCCAATGATGCAACTGATGCCGATATTATCATGGCATCTAGTTTCGGACAGGAAAAAATCAAAACAAAAGATCTCAAGTCAATAAAAATATTCTACACTGGAGAAAATGAAAGACCAGATCTTTCTTGGGCTGATTATTCCATGAGTTTTGATTTTGACACCTATGGAGGAAAGAATTTAAGGCTTCCTCATTGGTTACTTTATGTTAATTGGTGGAATGAACCTAACTTTTCTCATGCTCAAATTTCACTAGACCAATTAAATCGTGTATGGGATCCAGAAGAGATTTGGAATCGAGAAGGGTTCTGCTCTATCATGATTGGAAATCCAGTTCCAAACAGATTAGAAGTTGCTAAATTGATTGATTCTAATTTTGGTTCAGTCCATGCCTATGGAAAAGTTTTTGGAAATCCTTATCATGGAGACAAAGTTAAACTTCTTGAAAATTATAAATTTAATATTTGTTTTGAAAACTCCATTACTGACGGTTATGTGACCGAAAAGTTTCTTCAGGCTAAAGTGGCTGGATGTATTCCAATATATTATGGACATTCCTCTGTATCAAAAGATTTCAATCATATGTGTGCAATAAATTATGTAGATAATGAAGATATGGAAGCTTTTATGTCTCAAATGTATTTTTTTAAAGACAAAGATAAATTTATTCTGAAAGCTAAAGAACCCCTATTCCATGTAAAGCCTAATTTAGATTTTCTATATGCATTTTTGAAGGTTGTTTTTAATGGAAAGTTTACAAAAAATTAATAATAAAATTATAGGTTCGTTTCAAAAGAACGAACCTTTTTCTTTGATAAGAGTTGGTAATACTGAAGGATATTTTATTCAGTCTATCCACAACAAAATAGAACCTAAAGCTGAGTTTTTTAATTGGTTATATGCAACAGCTGGTGTTTGGCCAGTCGATATGAATTTCCTTTCTGGTCCTTGGTACGATGTAAATATTCAAGGTATGAAGAACGCAGATTATCTTGGATTCGTTGATATTTCTGGTGAAATTAATCGTGACCATAATTTCATGAATAATTTCAAAGGAGAGAAGTTTTCTGGTCTTGAACAAATTGAAATACTTGATCCAGGTCTACTTCTTAATAAAGACAAAATTATTGATCCTTGGACAAAATCTTTGAAAGATAAAAAAGTTTTAGTTGTATCAAGCCATAAAAATACCATAGAACACCAATGGAATAGAATCGATTCTGTATGGATGGATCATAAAGAAAAAATTGTTCCTTTCGATTTGATTGGAGTTGTTCGATCTCCATTTAATCCTTTTGTTGATGATAGACAATATCCTAATTGTAATTCTTGGTATGATTCTCTCCAAGCTATGAAAAAAGAGATCGATAATTATGATTATGATGTTCTTTTGGTTGGTGCTGGTGCATATTCTCCTGCCTTGGCAGACCATGCCAAAAGAAATAATAAAATAGGAATTACTCTCTGTGGAGCAATTCAGATATTTTTTGGTATATTAGGTTCCAGATGGGTTGTTAATCAGCATCATTATTCATTTTGGAATAGCCTATATAATGAATATTGGACTTATCCGCTAGAATCGGATTTACCGACAAACAAAAACAATTTTGAAATTTTTGAAAAAGCTTATTGGTGATTATTATGAAAAAAGCGTTAATATGGGGTGTGGGTGGACAAGATGGATCATATCTTGCGGAATTTCTTTTAGAAAATGGATATGAAGTTCATGGGGTAAAGCGAAGAAGTTCTTCATATAATACTTCTAGAATAGACCATATTTTTGGTGATCCAAATTTCCATTTACACTATGGAGATGTAACAGATTCTCTTAATGTTACTGCTCTTATTCAACAAATCAAACCAGATGAAATTTATAATCTGGCTGCTCAATCTCATGTTAAAGTTTCATTTGAAATTCCAGAATATACTGGAAATGTGGATGCCCTCGGAACTCTTCGGATTCTGGAATCTATTCGTCTTCTAGGTATTGAAGATAAAGTAAAATTTTACCAAGCATCCACTTCTGAATTATATGGACTTGTTCAAGAAGTTCCTCAGAGTGAAACTACTCCTTTCTATCCAAGAAGTCCTTATGGTGTAGCAAAATTAGCCGGTTTCTGGTACGTTAAGAATTATCGAGAAGCCTATAACATTTTTGCATGTAATGGAATATTGTTTAACCATGAATCTCCAAGAAGAGGAGAAACATTTGTTACACAAAAAATCGTTCTTGGGTTGAATGATTTATTCAAAAAGAAATCTAAAATTCTTACCCTCGGTAATTTGAATTCTCTTCGCGATTGGGGACATGCATCTGATTATGTTAGAGCAATGCATTTAATGCTTCAGCATGATGTTGCTGATGATTTTGTTGTTTCTACTGGAGTCCAATATTCAGTTAGACAATTTGTGGAATCTTGTGCTCCTTATTTTGGATTAAATATTGAATGGCAAGGTGAAGGTCTTAATGAAATTGGTGTCGATAGAACTACTGGAAAGACAATTGTTAAAATTGATCCGAAGTATTTTAGACCAACAGAAGTAGAAACTCTTCTTGGTGATCCAACCAAAATTAAAACTGTTTTAGGATGGAAGCCTGAATATTCATTTGAGGCATTAGTTGATGACATGTGTACGGCTGTGAGGAATAAAAAATGAATAAAATTATTTCGATGAGCGTATGGGGTGATAACCCCAGATATATTATCGGTGCAAAGCGTCAAATCGAACTCGCTAAAAAATATTATCCTGATTGGAAAATTAGAATTTATACTGATAACATTCTAAATTTTGAGGATCAATCTGGTATTGAATTGTGTTTTGGTGATTCTGGAATATATGGGATGTTCTGGAGATTTTTGCCTATGTTCGAAGATCCAACTAATATTGTAATGGTTCGTGATGCTGATAGTAGAATCACTATTAGAGAAGCAAGAGCTATTAATGAATGGTTGGAATCTGATAAAAACTTCCATGTTTTTAGAGATCATGATGCACACTTTGAATTTCCAATTATAGGATGTGCGTTTGCTTATAAAGGATGCTTTGGTACTGACCTCGAAGATTTCATGATCAAGTATGCTACTGATAATAAATTTTACCTAAGTGATCAATTTTTCCTCCGAGATTATATTTGGCCATTAGTAAAAAATAGTTGTATGGTTCATTCTATGAATGATGAAGGATGGTTCAAAGAAACACGAAACAAATTAAGGAATCGATATTCATTCTGTGGTAACGGTTATGATGAAAATGATATGCCATTATATGCGCCCTCATTACAAGAAATGTCTAATTTCGATCCTAAATGGGTTGCAGATGAATATAAATTTGACGAAGGGTTGGTAGATGAATAAAAGTTTTTATATTGTTCCTGTTCATAATAAAGAAGAATTAATTAAAAGTGTTTTAGAAGGAATTGTTGATAACCATCAACGTAATGATGATGAGTTAAATATCATTTGTATTTTGGATGGATGTATAGATAAAACTGAAAGTATCATAACAGATTTCATGAGGAATTTCATAACATATGAAATTGGTAATTTTTATATCCTTTTCCAAGAGGATGTTCATGAAATCAAATGTTTAAATTTTGGATTACAGTATATTAAAAATAATCTGAATCCACAACCAAACGATTTAATATTCATGGTTCAAGATGATGTTATTATTGAAGAAAAAGGAATTAATGTAGCATTTCGACGTTTATTCGAAGATAGAAAAGATCTTGGATATGTTTCAATGAGACTTGGAGTTTCGTTACATGTTTCTAATGGTGAAATTAAAGAAAATAGATATATGGAATCTGAATTTGGTCATTGGAATCAATTAAACTGGAAATTCCATTCTACTGTAGATTATGGTGTTTTTGTAGAATCAGAAATTGCGATAAGAAGCCCCACTTGTACTCAATGGAAAAGATTTGAAGAATGTGGATTTTTCGATGAAAATCTTGCTCCGTGTGGATATGATTGTCATGATTTTAGTATCAGAATGAATAAAGCTGGTTATACTAATGGTATTTTTGCTTTGAAATTTAAAAGTGATGTTAATTGGGGTACAATGAGATCAGATAAACCCTCAAATTTCAATGATAAAATTTCCCCTATATATGAGAGGAACAGAAAATATGTTGCCTCTAAACATAGTGATTATTTTGGAGTTATTGATGGAAAAGAATGATAAAATTTATGTTGCTGGACATACAGGATTAGTTGGTTCAGCTATTGTCAGAGAATTGCAAAAACAAGGTTATAGCAATATTATCACCAAGACAAGGCTTGGGCTCGATCTTACGAATCAACAAGAAGTAGAAGATTTCTTTAAAGAATTTAAACCGAAGTTTGTATTCTTAGCTGCTGCTAAAGTCGGTGGAATAAATTATAATAAGACATATCCAGCAGATTTTATTACAGAAAACCTTTTGATTCAAACTAATGTAATCAAAAGTGCATATGAAAATGGCTGTGAAAAGTTGTTATTTCTTGGTTCAGCATGTGTATATCCCAAAGTAACAGAGCAACCTATTAAAGAAGAATATTTAATGACTGCTCCGCTTGAACCTACTAATAATGCTTATGCGATAGCAAAGATTGCTGGCATGACAATGTGTCAGAAATATAAGCAACAATATGGCTTTAATTGTATTAGTGTAATGCCAACAAATCTATACGGGATTAATGATAGATTCAATATAGAAAATGGTCATGTGATTCCTGGACTTATTAATAAGTTTGTGAGCGCAAAAGAAAACAATGATTCTTCTATTACTTGCTGGGGTGATGGTTCTCCCACTAGAGAATTCATGTTCTCTGACGATTTAGCAGATGCTTGTGTTTTTCTTATGAACAATTACGATTCTGAAGAAATTATCAACGTGAGTATAGAAAATGAAATCACAATGAAAGAATTATCTGAAAAGCTTAAACAACTTGTTGATTTTAAAGGGGAAATTATTTGGGACACAACTAAACCAAATGGAACACCTCGTCGTGCAGTATGTAATGAAAAATTATATTCTCTTGGGTGGCGTCCAAAGTATGAACTGGATGAAGGTTTAAAGATTACTATTGATTGGTATATGAATAATAGGGAGTCGTGCAAATGAAGTGGCGTCTTATGGAGGATGCCATTACCTTCTCTGATAGAGTTAAAATGGCTACTTTTGCTTTGACAGCAAAACAATTTACTAATGGTCCTAAAGTTCGTGAATTTGAAAAGGAATGGAGTAAATGGTTAGGATGTGAGTATTCTTTATTTGTTTCTTCTGGGAGTACTGCTAATTTTCTTTTAGTTGCAGCTGCTATTGAATATTATGGTTTAAAAAAAGGAGATAAAGTTCTTCTTCCTGCTTGTACATGGATGACAAACGTTGCTCCAATTATTCAGTTGGGACTAGAACCTATTTTTTGTGATATTCAGTTATCTGATTTTAGTTTTGATGAAAATGAATTAAAAAGAATCGCCAAAAAACATAAAGATATTAAATTAATTTTCGTTACTCATTTATTGGGGTTTTCTTCAAAGAGCAGAATTAACGGAACACTCAAAGATCTTTTTCCTAAAGCACACATCATGGATGATATATGTGAATCTCATGGTTGTAAATTTGAAAATGGAAATAAGGTTGGATCAGATAATTCGAGTATTGGATCTACTTTTAGTTGCTATTTTGGTCATCATCTCACAGCAATAGAGGGTGGATTTGTTTCTACTAATAATCCAGAATTATATGATTTAATGAAGATGAAGCGTAGTCATGGAATGGCTAGAGAATCCGTAAATTATGAACACTACGCAGAATTCTATCCATACGTAGATAAACAATTTCTTTTTGTTACTGATGGTTATAATTTCCGAAATACTGAAATTAGTGCTGCTCTTGGGTTATCACAACTTAAAAGGCTGGATAAAAATATTGAGATTAGAAATAATAATTTCAAAGAATTTTGTGATATAAGAGATGATTTTTCTCACTTATTCATGCCAGTAGAGTTTACTGACACAGCTAGTAATTTTTGTTTTCCATTCATTTGTTTAAATGGAGATATTAAGAATAGACTTCAAAAAGCTTTTATTGATAATGGAGTTGAATATCGTCCGATTGTTTCTGGAAATTTATTGAGACAACCATTCCTTAAAGATTATAAGATGGAAACAAAACGAAATGTTACTAATGCCAATATCATTCATGACTTTGGTCTTTATATTGGTAACAGTCAATTTGTTGGAAAAAAACATATGAATTTATTAAGTGAAATTTTGGATAACCTATGAACAATATGAAAGAATATTCAGTGGTATTTGTTGGACCAGTAAGAAATTGTGGTAAATATCTTAAAGACGTATTTAAAAATATCGAAAGAATTGGTGGACTATTTAAATCATATTCTTGTGTATTTGTTGAATCAGATTCATCAGATAACAGCTTAGAAATTCTAGAAGAATATTCTAAGAAAAATGACAATGTTTATGTAGCAAGTTTAGGTGATTTGGAACCAAGAATTAAATCAAGAACTGTTAGAATTGCTACAGCAAGAAACTGTGCTATTCAAATATGTGAAGAAAAAGGATTACTTGATACACATGATTTTTATATTCAAATGTGTGTTGATGATGTAATGGCCCAGGAAATGGATCTAGAAGGAATTAAAAGTTGTTTCAAGCATGATTTATCCATTTGGGATGTGATGACATCTAATCAAAATACATATTATGATCTCTGGACTCTTCGTAAAAAAGGATGGGTAGATTACGATTGTTGGTATGAGGTTCAGGCTAGACCAGATTATATGTCTTTCGAAGATGCAAAGAACATATTTGTTCAGTCAAGATTTATTAAGATTCCAAAGGATTATGGATTAATTGAAGTGGATTCTGCTCATGGAGGATTCTCTATTTACAAATCTTCAATTGTAAAAGGTTGTCGATATAGAGGTTATAATGAGAAAAATAATTTTGAAGAATCTGATATTATTTCCTTCTGTGAAGGAGTTAAGGCCAAAGGGGGAAGAATTTACATCAATTCTGAGTTAATTAATATTAAGGATAACTAAAAGCATAAATACTATTATTGTCAAAATAATAGTATTTTTCTATAAATGAGTAATGTTATATTTCTAATTGGTGGGCCAGGATCTGGCAAAGATTTAATTATTAAAGAATTAAATAACAACTATGTTCTAAAGGAATATAATTTAGAGCAGGTTAAACATATCTCTTCGTTGGATGAGGATTGTATTATCTCATCCAACGCTTATAAACTTGATGATATTTTATCAGCACATAATTCATTAGCTGAAAGTCATAATATTTCAGCTATTTACGTTGATGTCACTGATGACGTTTCTAAAGAAAGATTATCATCAAGAAATCTAAATGAAGATGTTCGTATAGAACGATTAGTTGAATCTAAACTCAATATTACTACGTTCGAAGAGACTTTTAAATCGATACATTATGTCGATAATAGTTTCGAAAAAGGATCTAATGAAATAAACAAACAAATTGCAGATCTTATTGAGTCTTATTCTGATACTTTTCTATCAAGTAAGAGAAGTAAAGGATTGGAATCAGCAAAAAGGAACAGAGTTCTTTATAAAAAGAAAATTCAAGCTGATACTAAAGCAAGTATAACGATGACTCCTCCTCAACTGGATAAACAAACTAAAGATTTTATGGATATAAAGTTGAGAAAAAAACTTGGACATAATCTGAAAAAGGTAGAGGAAGATCAAGATTATTCGAATTTCAAGAACGACAAAGAAACAAAAAAACAAAAGAAGATTTCAAGAACAGATTTACTTTCAAAAATGATTCCAAAGAAAGGAATTGGTCCTGTGTATGATACCAGAGAAACTGGTGACACTGCATTGATTCATACATACAGTGGTGGAAAGGCATTTGAATCTTATGACAATCTAGATGAATTTTTAGATGAGGCCGTAGATTCTCCAAACGCAGCAGATACTGGTTTATTTGGTGCTGTAAATAGTCCAAATGTGAACCAGAGTAATGATAAACCTTTATTTGGATATCAAGTTTCGACAAAAAAGAATAAGAACAGAAAAAAGAATTTTGAAACTGATAAAGAAGTTCAAAAAGAATCGACAATTAAAAAAGTAAAGAAAATACTTTTCAAAGGGTAAAAGAATGTCTTTAGAAAAAAAGCTGTTAAGTAAAATCATTTCTGAGCAAGAAATAGAAGAAATTTTTGAAGAGAGAGAAACCTCTCTTCGAAGATATATTAAAATGATTGGATTAAATTGGAAAAATTTATCACAAGAACAGATTGATAAAATTTCTGATTCACAGGCATACAAACAATACAAAGCATTACGTTCAATCAAATACAAACAGCAACAAGCGGGAATTAAGGAAGACATTCCATCTATTGCTCCAAAGAAATATGAACCAAGCAAACGATACAAATATTCAGATCCAACACATGTTGCTCGTCAAGCTTATTATGCCGGATTAATTAATAAAGGTTATTCAGTAATGAAAACACCTCCTTTGTATAAGAGTATTGGTCCAAAGGGGTATAAAGCACGTCCAGTAGGTAAAATTACTTTTGGAAAACTTGGTGTTAGTGCTTCTGGTCAACCAAAAACAGTAGATACAATAACACGAAGAGAACTAAAAAAGAAAAAAGAATATACTGGTAAAACTGCAAAATACGAAGAGTTTAATGGTCTTCAGGAAGCTGATTCTATCAAAAAGAAAGCTATTCCTAAGATGACTAACATGAAAGAAGTCAAACCAGAAGATGAAAAACAATGCGAAAAACAATATGAAATTACAAAAACATTAACTGGCGAAAAACAAGAAACAAATACCATTCAGATTAATCCTAATATGAAAATAATTAGAAAATCTGATAAAGATAAAGAAGATAAAAAAGAAAAGAAGAATGATTAATTGTTCTATTTTTGTTGATATGGATGGAGTTTTAGTTGATCTGGATGCAGGTCTAAAGAAACTTGACAGATCATATAAAATGGAAAATAAAGGACCATTAATTCCAATAGACCTAAAAACAAAAATTCTTAATACCCCAAAGTTTTGGGCTAATTTACCTAAAACTTCTGATTTTGATGAACTATGGAATGTTGTTAGTGATTTAAATCCTAAAATTTTGACTGCTAATTCTATTTGGGACTCAAGAGCAAAGCAAGATAAATGGGAATGGGTACAGAAAAATTGCGAAATACCTAATTATAATTTTTATTGCGTTTTAAGAAACGAGAAGCAATTATTCGCTAAAACAAATGGCCATCCTAATATTCTAATCGATGATTATGATTTAAATTGTGAAGAATGGGAAAAACGAGGTGGAATATCCATTTTACATGAAAATTCCAAAAATACAATTAAACAACTCAAAATTCTTTTAAATATTTGATTTTTATAAATAATAAGATATAAGCTTACCCAACAATTCAACTATAGGAAAACGATCATGTCAGCATGGGGAAATACCGATAATCAACTCTCTACTCCTAAATTTCCGCTCGAAAGGAGAGCTAGAGATTTAGGACAAATTACTGTAAATGCAGCAACTTTAGCTGGTTCAAATACGCTTTTCATTGCTAATGCAAATACTATTGGTATTACTACTGGTATGTATGTTAGCGGCAACAACCTCTATTTAAATAGTGCGGTTCCAGGTTTCTTCCTTGGTAATGTAACTGTGGTTTCTGTTAATTCAAGTGCTGTGGTTCTTTCTACTAATGTATCTGCTAATGTTAATATTGGTGATACCTTTGAGTTTGATACTGCAATTGCTTATCCAGTATCTAGACATATTGAATATAATTATTATGCTAATACATACCTTGTTGACGCAGGAAGAATTGCTAATGCAACATTTGGTAATGGAACTACTTTTGATAATTCTGTAGCTCATACTGGTTGGAACAAAGTAACTCATGGAAGGGGTTATGTATATGATATCGCGGTAGGTAACGTTAGTTCAAGTTTAACCTATTCTAATGCATATATCACTTTCAGTGCTCCTACTGGTTCCCCTAATGCAACCGTTGCTAATGGTTATATTACTGCATACGGTAACGTTGTAACAGCAACTTTAACTTCGAATGGTTCTTCTTATAACGCTATTCCAACTGCAAGTGTTTCTGGTGCTAATAATTCTACATTGACTTTCACTGTTGTTCCTGGTGGAAGATTAGGTAGAATTTCTGCTGAAACTCTTGTTGCTCTGAGTACACCAAATGTCACTAATGCTAATTCTGGCGGTGTTTACTTCCCAGGTCTATAATTTATGAAAACTTTTAAACAGTTTATTACTGAACTCCAAGCTCATGTGCCTGTCGTATCCATCGACAGGCAATATGTCAATATTAATGATCCAGAAACTATCGATGAAATCAATAAGAATTTGGAAATTGAAATGGCTACTGGTTTTTCTGATGTAAGAAAAGCATTGAATAAGATTCGTAAGATTCTTGATATGTATCAATTAAATCTAGAAAAAACAGATACATTACCTTTGGATGGTAAAGGTGGAAAAATCAATCTTCCTGTTAATATAGCGAGGGTTGATGGTGTTACTACTAATGCTAAAATTATCAAAGATGCCCATAAAGGATTAGTTTTAAATGTCCAATATAAAATGGATAATGGTGTTTATAGGGTAACTGCCGAAGTAGAAAAATAATTAATGTTTCGTAATTTGATTGCTGAAAATTTTATGTTGTATGCGGCGAATAATTATATTTCGCCGCATTATATTGAAGAAGAGTTTTATGAGGATCTGAGAAGATTTAAATATATTAAAGGATCTATTCAGAAATATTATTTAAAACATTCCATTAATGACAGACTTGTTTTAAATAATATTATAATGTCATATAACGTTTTTTATCCAGAATCTTGCACAAGAATGTTATTCTTCAAAATTAATCCAGAACAATATTCTGTGTTAAAAACATTTTTAGTTTATTTAAATTATATGCCTGATGTGGTGAAAGGGATTAATGGAAATGATATCTATTCCACTGATATCGAAATTCATACAGATTTAGCTAATATTTTAAGGAAAATATGAAAACTTATAAAGAATTTGTTGCAGATTTAAAAGAAGATGGTGTTACTGTTGGTGCTGGAGTAAGTGGTGGTGGTGGTCCAACCAACGTAGTTACTAGCGGTGCTATTGCTGGTGCTCCTCCTGATTCTCCTCCTGTAAATTTAAAGAAAAAGAAAAAGGTTGTTCTTGCTACTGTCAGAAGAAATCCTCCTAAATGAAACTTGAAGATTTACCTAATGAGTTGAATAAAGTTTTTAATTTAAATTTTGATTATTATTTCGAAAATAGTAATTTATATTTAAGATTAGCTGGATTAGATTCAAGAAGTTTAAAAGAATATATCAATTACAATTATAAGTTAAACGCAATCATTAGACAAAAGAAATGCGTCTCTAGAATAAGAGTAAATAATCAATATATAGAAATAAAGGAAGAAAATGAAAACATTTAACGAATTAAAAGAAGCTTTAACACAAAATAATCTCATGGAAGGTAAAGCTAAAGCTACTGAATTTTTCTCACAGATTTATAGTTCTGTAGTTTCTATGCATTTCTTCCATCTGACTACAAGTTCATATGCAGCTCATGTTGCTAGTAATGAATTCTATACTGGTCTTCCTCCTCTTCTTGATAAATTGATGGAAACTTTTAGTGGACGTTATGGTAAGTTGGAAGTACCCCCAAAACTCAAAGTAGTTTCAACGGACGGATTAAGTATTGCCGTAAATCTTCTTCAGTGGGTTGATGCAAATAGAGCCATGTTATCTGATGATACAGAAATGCAAAACATCATTGATGAAATTACTGGCCTTATTAATTCTACTATTTACAAGTTACGCGAACTAAAATAACTAAATATTTTTATTTTAAGAGGAAAATCCTGTGCCTCCTTCAGATCAAAATAAACAGGATATTTGGTCCAAAATCTATGTTATAGAAAGGGAATTGCTAGAAAAAGAAAAATCCCTAGATAGATTGGATGATTCTCTATTAGAGTTAAATAAAAAAATAGAGCAATTAAAGGATGATTTGAGAAATCTTAGGGTAATTCCGGATCTTGAAGAAAGGATTAAATATCTGGAAGAACAAGTAGATGCTATTAGGTTAGAACTACCAGAAATACGTTTAATTAAAAAACTGTTCATGGGAATGGTTGCATTTGTACTTACTGCGTTTTTGGGTTTAATTTGGAACACTGTTGTCATTAAATCTTCACAAGATACATCGATGAAATTGATCAATTCTTCTGAGGAACAAATTGGTGATATTGCAAAAAAAGTAATCGATGAATATCAGAAAGGTAAAAAATAATGTCAACTGACAAAAAATGTAATCTCCTGGATCAGATTAAATTATTTTCTATTGGTGTAATTCTCGGATGTATTGGAGGTATAATTTGGCAAGAATTATTATCTCCTATACACATAACTCCTAGTATGTCATCTCATGATGAATACCATGTTCTTAAATCTGATACCGACGAACGTCTTCTGAAATATATAGAAGGACATTGGAGATCCTCTATTGGTGATCTTCTGATCAACATCAATGATAGTGAAATTAATGGTAGTTTCATAGTCATAGAAAATTTATCTAAACCCAGTAAAGAAGAAAAGTATAGAATTGTTGAAGTCAGTAAAGTTGATGGGTTCTTTGGTATAGTCAGTTTGAAAATTTGTAACATAAACTCAAATTGTAATAATGAAGATAAACTCCCAATTCAAATCAATAAAGTATTTGGTATAGATAAAACAATAGCAATTACATATGATACCAGATTATCATATTGTATACCTACTGATAATCAATGTACTAGAGCATTTAAATTAATAGATAATTGATTTAATGTATTATCAAAGGGGTACATACTTAGTGTCTCAAAGAGTCAACTGAAAGTCAAGAACATTTTTCTCTTTACTTTTTTAGTAAAATAAAGCATACTATATTTTTGATAATGTGAAAGTATAGTTTTATTATGAGTTATTATCTTGATGTGAAATATTTGAAGATGGTATCCTTCAGACTAGAAGGATTTACCCAAAAGACAAATGAACTCTATAATTGTAGATGCTTCCTTTGTAACGATTCATCAAAAAAGAAATCCAAGAAAAGAGGGTATTTCTTCCGCAAGAATAATGATATGTTTTATCATTGTCATAATTGTGGAGCTGGAATGACTTTTTATAATTTCCTTGAATATATTGATCCAAGTATAGCAAAAGAATATGCACTGGAAAGATTTGCTCAAGGTGAGACAGGTCATCATAATTATAAGAAACCGAAAAAGATCACTTCGTCTAAGCCGGTATTCAAAAAGAAGGAACAACTCAACATTCCTTCTATTCAATCTCTTCCTGAAGATAATATAGCTAGGAAATATGTCGAATCAAGGAAGATTCCAAAAGCAAGACAGTTTGACTTATTTTATGCTGAAGATTTTAAGAAATTTTTAGATGAATTTCTTCCCGATCATGGTAAAGTCTTATATGAAAATGACAAGAGACTGGTGATTCCATTTAGAGATAGATTCGGAAAAATAATTGCTTTACAAGGAAGAACCTTGACTGATTCTAAACTTCGTTATATAACTATTAAAGTGGATGAAAATTCGAATAAAATTTATGGTTTAGATAAGGCAGATCTAAACAAACTTGTAATGGTTACTGAAGGACCGCTGGATTCAATGTTCCTTGAAAATGGTATTGCTACAGCTGATGCTAATCTTACTTCAGTAAAATCAGTTATAGATAATATTAATAATATGGTTTTGGTTTTTGATAGAGAACCAAGAAATTTGTCTCTTATTAAACAAATAGAAAAGGCTATAGACCAAAATTTTAAAGTTTGTTTATTTCCTGATACATTTGAATATAAGGATATTAATGAAGCGATTATGGATGGGGTTACTTCTGAAGAGATAATGGATATCATAAGTAAGAATACCTTCTCTGATCTGAGAGCAAAATTAGAAATTATAACATGGAGAAAATGTTAAGTGATTGAAGTCAAAATTATATTGGATAGTATCTCCGAAAATGGAGATAGATTAACAACTTTTGAATTGAAATACCCAAGATTTATTTTATCAGAATTTAACACACACAGAGTCTTTAGTCGTAATTCTGCTTCAAGTAGAGCAATTCCTGTGAAAAGAATGATTAAAGACGTTTTATCCGATCCCGTAGATCCGGTTTTTTGGGGAAAGAATAAATCAGGAATGCAGGCTTCAGAAGAACTTTCTGGAATTCGTCTTTTTTTAAGTAAACTGTTGTGGAAAACAGCTTCGATTTCTGCTATTTTCTTTGCTTATGGGTTAATGTTATTGGGCCTTCATAAACAAATAGCAAATAGAATCATTGAACCTTGGATGTGGACTAAGACTATAGTATCTTCTACTGAGTGGGATAACTTTTTTACTTTGAGAGCGCATCCAGATGCTCAACCAGAATTCCATTCTTTGGCAAATTTGATGTATGATGCATATTCAAGATCAGTACCAAAAATCTTAAAAATTGGAGAATGGCATTTGCCATATATAGATCATATGGAAAAAGTTACTTTCGTGAATGAAGATTTGATTAAAATGTCAGTAGCCCGTTGTGCTAGAGTGAGTTATTTGACTCATGATGGAAAAATCCCAGACCTAGATAAAGATGCTTCATTATATGAAAAGTTGGTGGGATCAGAGCCTATCCATGCGTCCCCCACAGAGCATCAAGCTACTCCAAATAAAGATTCATCCTTTGATAAAAATTTCAAAGGATGGCATCAACATAGAGCTGATATAGAATATAAATTTAAAAAGTGAAAAATATGATTAATACAAGAGATGATGTTTTACGTTTTATGATTGCTGGGGATCAAACTGAATATGGTTTTGGTTCTCAATCAGATCTCTATTTGAAATTGATTACGGAAGAAGTAATTCATGAAACATTAAAAGGATTCGATAAAAACGACATTATAGAAATCGCTGATGGAATTGCTGATAGCATTTGGGTTATTGAGGGTATGGCAATTTCGTTAAAGTTAGATCTTCGTGATATTTGGGATGATGTGAATTATATGGGACAATTTTATGATGTTCCACTAGACAAGAACGTAATAGTGAATACGCTAATTCGAGATTATGTTAATGTAAGAGAAAGTTATAGATTCTCAAATGAACATTTCCTCAAATCTCCCTTAGTTAATTTGATTAATGGTTTAGTACAACTAAGTAAATCTTATAATATTCCTCTTCAGGAAGTCTGGGATGAAGTTGCTAGAAGTAATTCTAGTAAGATTTCTGAAAATGGAAAAGTAATCAAGAATGAAAATGGTAAGATTATGAAGCCTGACACTTTTAGCCCCGCAAACGTCAGAGCAATTCTGGAAAAACATAATTTAGTTTAAATACAAAAATAATAAGGAAAGTTTATGGAATATATGGGAATTAATATCGATTTGAGTAGAGATGACCTTTTTGATTCTCTTGGTATCAAGCGATTAAAAGAATCTTATATGAGAGAAGATGAAGAATCTCCTCAACAAAGATTTGCATTTGTCTCTAATGCTTTTTCGTCTAATATTGAACATGCTCAGAGATTATATGATTATTCTTCCAGACATTGGCTTTCTTTCGCTACGCCCATTCTTTCTTATGGGAAGTCAAAAAACGGTCTTCCTATTTCATGTTTCTTATCCTTCATGCAAGATTCATCTACTGGATTAGTGGATACCCTTTCTGAAGTTAATACTCTATCAATGCTTGGTGGAGGAGTTGGTATTGGAGTAGATATTCGTTCTGCTGACGATAAGTCTGTTGGAGTTATGCCTCATTTAAAGATTTATGATGCATCTTGTTTAGCATATCGTCAGGGAAAGACCCGAAGAGGAAGTTATGCAACTTATCTTAGAATTGATCATCCTGATGTATTGATGTTTCTGGAAATGAGAAAACCTACTGGAGACCAGAATATTAAATGTTTGAATCTCCATCATGGAATCATTATCACAGATAAGTTCATGAATATTATTGAACAATGTATGCTAGATCCTAATTTTGATGATAGTTGGGATCTTTATGATACACATAACCCAACGAATATTAAAGATACAGTATCAGCAAAAGAACTTTGGCAAAAAATCCTTGAGATGAGGATGCAAACCGGAGAACCTTATATTCTTTTTATTGATACTGCAAATGAAAAGTTGCCAGAATTCCAAAAGAATCTTGGATTAGAAATCAAACAATCTAATATTTGTACAGAAATCCTACTTCCCACTAATGAAGAAAGGACTGCGGTTTGTTGTTTGTCTTCAGTAAATCTCCGTTATTATGATGAATATAAAGATAATTATCAATTTTTCAGAGATATTGCTGAAATGTTGGATAATGTACTCACTAAATTTATCGAAAATGCTCCTGATGCCATAGCTAGAGCAAAATTTTCCGCTATGAGAGAAAGAGCTATCGGGATTGGTACTCTAGGATTCCATACTTATTTACAACAGAACAATCTTCCTTTCGAATCTGCTATGGCTAAATCTAGAAATATGCAAATTTTTAAGAATATTCGTGAAAAGTTGGACCAAGTTAATGTTGAATTAGGTGAGGAAAGAGGAAATTGTCCTGATTTTGATGAAGGAATGAATTCCCTTTTGGACAACGGCCAGAGATTATATAAAAGATTTAGTCATATGGTTTCTATTGCTCCTACTGCTAGCACAAGTTTAATTATGGGTAATATTTCTCCTTCTATTGAACCATATAGGGCAAACGCTTATAGACAAGATACCATGTCAGGTTCGCATTTGAATAAAAATCATGTTCTTGATGGGCTGATTAAGAAAAAAATAGAAGAAAATACAAAATTGAATTATGATGAAATTTGGCTTGATATAGTTACTACAGATGGATCTATCCAACATATGGATATTTTTACACAAGATGAGAAAGATGTATTCAAGACTGCTATGGAAATTGATCAACGTTGGGTCGTAGAATTAGCATCAGATAGACAGGTTTACATTGACCAAACTCAATCTGTAAATTTATTTTTTAGGCCAGATGCCCATATTAAATATCTTCATGCTATTCATTTTATGGCGTGGAAGTCAAAGCTTCCTACTCTTTATTATTGTAGGTCGGATAGTTTGAAGAAAGCAGATAAAGTGTCTAAACAAATTGAAAGGCAGATAATTGAAGAGATTAATCTTCATGACCTAATTAATGGTGATGATTGTATCGCTTGCCACTCATAAGGATAATATTATGGTAAAAAAGAAATTAAAGTTGACTGACCCAAGAACTACATTTAAACCTTTTAGTCATCCTGAGTTTTATGAATATTGGTTAACACATGAAAAAATGCACTGGATTCATTCTGAAGTAGAATTAGTTCAGGATATTAAAGATTGGCAGAATAATTTATCCAAAGAAGAAAAATATTTCCTTACTAATATTTTTAGATTCTTTACTCAAAGTGATATTGATGTTGCTGGTGGTTATGTCAACAATTATTTACCAATTCTTCGCCAGCCAGAACTTCGTATGATGCTTCTCGGATTTGCTTCCAGAGAAGCCGTTCATATTGCTGCTTATTCGCATCTTATTGAAACTCTGGGTATGCCTGAGTCAACCTATAGTGAATTTCTTGAATATGAAGCTATGAAAAATAAGCATGAATATATCGAATCATTTGTTGGTTTGGATAATAAACATATAGCACAACAAATAGCTTTATTTTCTGCCTTTACTGAAGGTATGCAATTGTTTAGTTCTTTTGTTATGCTTCTGAATTTTCCAAGAAGAGGGAAGATGAAAGGAATGGGTCAAATCATTTCTTGGTCAATTTTGGATGAACAACTCCATTGTGAGGCGATGATCAAAGTATTTCGTATTTTTATTGAAGAAAATAGAGATATATGGAAAGATGATTTGAAATCCGAATTATATACTATTGCTGAAAAAATGGTTGAATTGGAAGATTCTTTTATTGATGCTTGTTATGAAATGGGAGAATGTGAAGGGCTTGATATTGATGATCTCAAGAAATATATTAGATATATTTGTGATCGTAGATTAATTTCCATGGGACTAAAAGGAGTTTTTAAGGTTAAGAAGAATCCACTGCCTTGGGTTGATGAAATGATTTCTGCTCCACAACATACTAATTTCTTTGAAAATAGGGCTACTGCTTATGCTAAAGGAGCACTGAGTGGATCTTGGAGTGATGTTTGGGCTTAATATGAAAACAGTAGCATTTATACGAGGTAAATTTGATCCTATTTGTACAAAACATCTTGAAATTTTCTCGGAATTAAGAGAAAAATATGATTTTATTAGTGTTTTGATTGAATCTGATGAAAATGAATTTCCTATATTGAATTTAAGTGGAAGAATTAAAGTTCTAAATAGTTTGAATGTTGTCGATGATGTTTCTGTATATTGTATATTTAATCTTAAGTGTCTGGAAGAGAAATACAAACATAATATAAAGGATTATACTTTATTATCTGATGGAGAACTATATATGGAACAACCTGCAAAAATTGAATTTGTATATTTAATGGAAGAAAATTATATTAAAAACGGAGAAATTAATGAAGAAAAAGATAAACATTATATGTGATGAATGTGAATCTGAGTTTGATCTAAATTTTAATGAGAAATTTGTGAAAGATTACGAAGAAATTTACTGTCCTTTCTGTAAAGAAGTGATCGAATCATCTGATGAAAAAGAAGAAGACGATGATGAAGGTCCAATTCAGATGGACATGTGGGAAGAAGAGTGAGTCCTTGGACTTACGAAGGTGAAATTTTTACAGATCCACAAAATGCTTGGGGATTTGTATATGAAATTATTGATTTAACCAATAATAAGCGTTATATTGGAAAAAAGCAGTTTCTATTTAAGAGAACAAAAACAGTCAAAGGAAAAAGAAAAAGAACTTTGGTTGAATCTGATTGGCAATCGTATTTCGGTTCCAGTGATACCCTAAAAGAAGAAATATTAACAAAAGGGATTGATAATTTTGAAAGAAAAATACTTAGAATCTGTTATTCCAAATCTGAATGTAGTTATTGGGAAGCAAAATATCAATTTGAATATGACGTATTACTAAAACCAGATGAATTTTACAACGAATGGATTAGTTGTAAAGTAAGTAGAAGACATTTGGTAAAAAAGTAGTTTACTTTATTGGCTGTTTATTATATTATTAAATTATGGAAATAACTATTCGTGAAATTATTGATGATAAAAGGATTGATGGTATCTGCTTTAGTCCGTTAGAGGCTGATGGAGATGTTGCCTTCAGTGGATTCTCTTATGAAAAAAAGAGTAAATATGAAAAAAGCAGTATTGGAAACAGGTATCATATCCTTTTATATAAAATTTGTGATGAAGGATTTGTTGAAAAGTTAGATTTATTCGAAGCAACTTTAACTGATCCTACAATTTATATTAAACATATAATTGATTGTGGTTTTTATGGGATTGTATTTAGAAAGACAAAGAAATCTCAAAAAATTGCAAACGATCTGCATAAAAAATATAAGATGTTAGAAAATGAGCAGAGTAACTAACCTTGAATACAAATATGTTGGTGGAGAACCAGATTGGAGCAAACCAACTACAACATTAATTAATGCCCTTTCCTGGTATTCTAATCAATGTGGTCCTAAAGAATCCAAAAAATATACACTAGATTATCTTAAAAAGAATAATTACAGTAAAAATATTATTGAAAAGATTTCATCGGTTGATGAGTGGAAATTCAAAAATTTAGGTTTTTGTTGTAGAGTGATAATGAATGGTGCTATTCTTGAGGAAACGCAATTAAATTGGATTCATAGTAAAATTGATGAATTATCTAACTATAATGAATCTGATGAAAAGGTTTCTGAATTTGATAAGCCAAAAGAAACAGTAACTATTCAAGATAGAATCTATATTCAGTGTAATAATTTTATATCTGAACTCGAAGATTTTGTTGATCAATTTGTCAAAACCAAGACTAAGATTGATTTTAATCCGTATGATTGGTTCATTAAGAATGAAATTAAAGCTGTTCATGCGAAACATATCATTGATCATTTCACACCATTAATTGAAGAATTGAAATTAGTTATTTCAAAAAAAGATGATGATCTTGTTGAGGGTTATTCAAATTTCAAAAAGACTGAATTGAAAAATTATTATGACTTAGTTCAATCTATACTTGACGATTGTTCAAAAATCATAGATAATAAGAAAATAACCAAAAAACCAAGAAAGAAGAAAGCTGTTTCTCTTGACAAAAAGGTTGCTAAAGTTCAGTATAAGAAAGATGATAAAGACTTCAAGTTGGTGTCTATCAATCCAGTTGATATTATTGGATCAAAACAATTAGTAGTTTTTAATACCAAGACTAAAAAATTAGGAATTTATATTAGTAAAGATGATTCTGGTTTTTCGATTAAGGGTACTACTCTCGAAAATTTCGATGATTTATTATCTGTAAGTAAGACTTTAAGAAAACCTCTTGATGTTCTCCCCTTGGTTTCAAAAGCAAAGAAAACAGAACTTAAAAAGATCATGAATGGAATTAATGCTAAAGATTCTCCTTTGAATGGTAGAATTAATTCCGATACAATTTTGATAAAAGTTATAAAATAGGTACAATATGACCGTTTTAATTGATTCCAACCAGTTATTCATTTCTGGAATCATGGCAAATCTCTCACCAAGAGATACATTAGAAGAAAATTTAGTAAAACATATTATTTTAAATACTCTTCGTTCTAATGTGAAAAAATTTAAAGAATATGGTGAAGTAGTTATTTGTTGTGACAGTAAAAAATACTGGAGAAAGGAAGTATTTCCACACTATAAAGCACACAGAGCAAAAGATAGAGAAAAATCCGATTGGGATTGGAATACAATCTTTAAAGTTATTAATTCTCTCAAGACTGATTTGAAAGATCACTTTCCATACAGAGTAGTTGAAGTTGAAGGTGCTGAAGCAGATGATGTTATTGGAACCTTAACTCCAAGATTATCTTCATTTGAAAATGTATTAATCCTGAGCAGTGACAAAGATTTTGTTCAACTTCAGAAATATAAGAATGTTAAGCAATATAATCCGATGTTAGGAGTTTATGTTACTTCAGCAGATCCTATATCTGATCTTAAAGAAAAGATCATCAAAGGAGATCGTGGAGACGGTCTTCCGTCCGTTGCCAATGGTGATACTGTCTTGGTTGAAGGTATTAGACAAAAACCAATTTCTGCTAAAAAGTTACAACATTGGATGGAATCTGATGTTAAGACTGTAATGGACGAAGAAACTTATCGAAATTATCTTAGAAATGATCTTTTAATTAATTTTGATAACATTCCAGAACAACTTCGTCAATCTATTGTTGATGAATATGATTCTGTGAAAGGTAATTCAAAACAAAAGCTATATAACTACTTGGTAAGTAATAAAATGGTTTCATTACTTGAAGTTATTGATGAATTTTAGAGAAAAATATGAAAAGATTCGCATATGAAATTTTAGAGAAGATTGAAAATGCTTCATCTAAAGACGAAAAGAAAAAGATTTTAGCTGAAAATGATGCTCCTTGGTTCAGAACATATCTTAAATGTGCTTTTGATCCAGATATTCAATTTTATGCTGATAAATTCCCAGATCAATACAAAGAACCAAAGGATGTTCTTCCTGGAATTAGTTATTCTGATATTCAATCTGAAATTAAAAGAGTATACTTATTCCAAAAAGGAAATCCAACTGCGGATAATTTGACTGAATCTAAAAGGAATATTCTATTAGTTCAGATGTTAGAATCATTTGAACCAAAAGAAGCTGTTGCATTTTATAAGATGCTAAACAAAGACCTTAAAACCAAAGGTTTAACGTATAAACTTGTAGAGGAAATTTTTCCAGGACTGTTACCACAAAAAAATGAGCAAAAAGACTAAACTCAAAGATTTTGATCCAATCGAATCTAAGAAGAGAAAGAAAAACAAGGAAATCGATACTAAATTTGATCCTTCCCGTAAAAACAAGAAATATTTTTTAAAGACCCATGAATACATCTAAAGTAATTTTTGAATCTCTAAATTCCAAACCATTTTCTTATGGCGAAGCACTTTCTGTCATTCTAGAAAATAACGGAAAACCAATCTCATCAATGCCAGAAGAAGATTTCGTATTTCCTGATAATTCAGTTATTCGATTGACCAATGAATCCGTTCGAATCGTTGGATTACTACAAGAATGAAATATCTACTTGATTTATGTCTTGTTATTGGTTGGATTGCAGGAGTTTATGTGATCCAATCAATACCCCTCAAGATGCTTGCCTTCATTTTCCCTCCATATGCATGGTATGAATTTGTTGGCGCAATAATCACAAAATACAATCTACTTTGATTGTTTGTGTCAATCCGTCAGTTCAATCTGACATTTTTTAACTTTAGGAGAAATATAATGAGTAAAATCATTTCTATTATTTTTGCAGTTGCTTTTGTAACTGGTTGTTCAACTGTTTCTGGTTATAAGCCAACTGTTAATGAACGCGCATATACAAAAGCAGTTAGTCAAGAAAAGATTTCAAGTGATCTTGATTACTGTAAGGGTCTTGCTGCTGAAACGGCTGGTTGGACAAAAGAAACAGTCGGAGATGTTCTCGTAGCTTCTTCTGGTGCAGCTGCTGTTGGTGCATTATCTGGTGCTTTGATTCCTGGTGCTGTATCGGCTGGAACAGGCGCTGTTGTTGGTGCTCCAATTGGAGCTGTAGTAGGTCTTTATTATGGTCTATATGAGGCAGATGAAACCTATAAACGTTCATATAATAGTTGTATGAGCCAGCTTGGTCATCCTGTAGTTTGGTAATATAATCAAATAAGGGACTTCGGTCCCTTTTTTAATACACTAAATTTTATAAATACTTTTATTTAATCAAATAAGGTATTATTAATATGCAATCTTATAAACAATATGTTCTAAGTCTTATTTCCGAAGAAGTTGAACTTCTGGATGAATCTCATAAGAAGTTTGCTGAAGAAATGTCTCAAGATGAAATGAATGATTTTGTTGATAAACACGTTGAAAAAACTGATGGTTTATCTGCATCTGAAACTCCTGATAAGTGGAAATCTCATTATCCAAATGCTCCAAGAATGGAACAAAAACATCTTGATGCCGTACTTGGTCATATTGCCGAAAGAATCGATAGTCATCCCCATGCAGTAAAAATTGCTCATCATCATAATGGATGGGTTGCTTCTAGGGCTGGAAAACAACAGAGACATCATACGAAGGAACTGGCAGCTGCATTAATGTCATCTCCTCATAGAAATCTTGGCTCCAAGGCTCATAGAGAATATGCTGAACCACAAGGAAACGCAATAGTTCATTCTATTAGAACTGGTGAAAGTAATCAAAGTGAATTCAAAGTTCCTACTGCTAGAAAAGCAGATGAAATTGGTGGTGGTTATAATCCAAGAAAGAAACCTTCTTCAGCAGTTCCTACTACCGATGACTCTTCCTATACTGTAGGAAAACAACCTTCATCTGAAGAAAAACCAAAAGCAAAAAAGATTATACAAAAGAAAGCACAAAAGAAGGTAACACCTGCTTCTCCAGTTGAACCAGTAAAGGCAGCTACAAAGCCTATTACTAAGAAATCTAGTTCTTCTGAATTATCTTCAGAAGAAGTTCATCCTTCTAAAACCGATTGGGATAATGCTGATAAAGTAACCCATATTAAGAAAGGTGGAAAGGTTGTTGGTGCTGTTGTTTCAACTGGAAAAACCCACGCATCCTACAAAGTAAAAGGTAGAGATTTTGATTCAATGAAACCCGATCACGCTTCCCATGAAGATGCTATTAAACATGCTATGAGTCAATTGTCCAAATAACTAAAAATCTCATAAAAAGAAAAGCCAGCTTAATTGCTGGCTTTTTTGTCCAGTAACAACCCCTAGACATCCCAACAATAACTGAACCATATCATTTACTCAGGTACGCAACAACCCCTTGACAAACACCCCAATATAACATATAATAACAAAACACTGGATCTATACAGCAAACTTGTTACTCC